ACGGCTTCGGGCTGTACGATGGCCGCATTAACAACGCCTACCGTCGGCTGCAATTGCTCATGCGCTCCAGAGAACCCTTTGACGTGCAGACCGGGCTGCAACTTTACAACAACATGATCTGCACCAACCTGAGCGTAACGCAGAACGCAGGGTCTGCCAATGCTGTAATGTTCAAAGCTGAGCTGCGGGAAATCGTCATAGTCAACACCGAGGTGGTGACGTACCCACCGCGCAAGAAGGGTAAGGCGGCCAACCAAGCTGGCAAGAAGAAAGACAGTGGGGAAAAGCAAAGCGCGGAAGTGGATGATAAAAAGAAGGGCTCTGTGCTTAAGAAGTTGAGCGGCGCATTGAAGGGAACGTCATGACCGAACTGCCAATTACCGCAGATGCTGCACAGAGCTTTGTCACCCAACTCGGGCTGGCGAAGCTGAAGTTCGACATACAGTGGAACGATCGCTCAAACCAATTTTCACTGTCTCTGAGCAATGATGAAACTCTGCAGGTGTACGTATATGGGCAGCCGCTTGTGCTGGGGCAAGAGCTGCTGGAAGCGTATAACTACGGCATTGGCGCGCTGCTGCTAGTGGATACCAGCAAGCAAGGCAGCGAGGCCACTTTGGATGACTTCGGCACACGCACGAAGTTGTATTGGTTTTCTGAGGATGAGGTGCAAAGTGTTATCGACTCGGCAGTATAAGCGCCACGCGCAGGTAATTGTCGGCAAGGCTGGAGTTGGCCTGCTGATAGAAAACCTGCGTATAGTGTTTGAGGTGGAGAAGGACCATCAGTCAACCCCAAACTCGGCCAACATCAAAATATACAATCTCAATGACATGCATCAGGCTGCCATTAAGGATCAGTACAAAGACATAACCCTGAACGCGGGTTACGAAGGTGCGGAGGCCGTGGTTTTTACCGGCAACATCCGCCATGTGTACCGTTACAGAGAAAAGAATGATTGGATTGTTGAAATTGACTGCGGCGATGGCGACAGAGATTTTACCGGTGCTGTGGTCAATGAAACTCTCGCAGCTGGCGTGAGCGATGTACAGCTAGTAGAGCGCGTAGTACGCAGCTTCAGCAGCACCAAGAAGGGCGTTGTCAGCGGTGTAGGCTACACCAGTCGGCTGCGCGGCAAAGTGATAAGCGGCAATGCTAGAGACGTGCTGAGCGAAGTGGCCCGGCAACACGACTCCAACTGGAGCATCCAGGACGGACGGCTACAAATCATAAAGGCCAGCGGCGTGCTGCCGAACCAAGCCATCGTCGTGAATGCCGCCACGGGCATGATTAGCGCGCCACAGCAAGACGACAAAGGCATCAAGGTAGATACGCTGATGAACCCGCTGTATCAGGTAAATGGTCGCATCCTTCTGGACAATAACAACATCAAACTAAAGAAGCAGGCCGTAGACTCTAACAACGAAAAAATCGGCAAGAAAGTAACGGCACCTGCGCGCTTAGACCCTGATGGCGTGTACAAGATTTACAAGCTGACGCACAAGGGCGACACGCATGGTCAAGATTGGAAAACAACAGTGGAGACAGTAAGCATGGACAGCTCATTTCCTAAGAAGACAGGCCAATGAGTACCGGCGTAAATAGCAGCCTTGATGACCAAGCCCAGAAGGCTGGCAACCCAGAAGAGGCAGTGCGCTCGCACATAGATGCTGCGCTCAAAAATACGCACACCTGTCTGCCGGGTATTATCACTGCCGTGGACCTTGTCGGTTCGCAAACATGCACCGTACAGCTCGCCATACAACGTGTGTTCACTGACACTGGTCCGGTGAACCTGCCGCCATGCGTGGACGTGCCGCTGCAATTCCCTAGCGGCGGCAACTTCGTAATTACATTCCCTGTTGCAGCAGGCGACGAATGCATCTGCGTATTCAGTGAGCGTTGTATAGATTTTTGGCATGCGAATGGCGGCGTGCAGTTGCCTGCGGAATACCGCATGCATGATTTGTCCGATGCCTTCGCCATAGTTGGTGTGCGGAGCCTGCCAAGGAAATTAACGAACGTACAGACCGATGGCATGGAGCTGCGCACAATCAACCGCAGCACGTACATCAAATTGACCGAAGGCACGATAACCATCAAAGGAAACATTGTGCATGATGGCAACCAAACTTCTACCGGCACCATCACCGGCACCACAGATGTAGTCGGCGGCGGTAAGTCAGTTAAAACCCACGTACACAGCGGAGTGCAGGCTGGCGGCTCCAACACAGGAGGCCCGGTATGAGAGTGAGACGTTTAGTGGGCAACGACATGTCCTTTGGGCACGGCGCTGGCAACATAGCCGTAGCCAACGAGGCTGTAAAGCAACGGGCAGCTACTCGGCTAAGTCTGTTGCTGGAGGAGTGGTTTCTGGACACCACTGCCGGGCTGCCATACTTGCAACGCATTGTGGAGAAGCCTACAGACCTGCCGTTTGTGGAATCCATAGTCAAACAGAAATTGCTGGGCACCGAAGGAATGTCATCCATTGAAACGTTTGACATGGTGTACGACAGCTCCACGCGTAAATTGAGCATCGCCGCATCTGTGCTAACGGTGTATGACATTGATCCATTATTGATAGAGGTGGCTTTATGACATCAGTTACATCCCTTGGCTTTCTTCGCACGCGTCTAGATGAGCGGTTGGCTACGCTAGTGGCGGACTACAAAGCCATTTACGGTGACGACATAATGGTAGAGCCGGATGACTTAGATGGTGAGTTCTTGGGTATCTTGGCCGAGCGCTTCAGCGACTTGGATCAATTGGCTGAGGACGTGTACAACAGCTTCAACCCCCAGCTTGCAACAGGTGTGGCGCTGTCTCGGCTGGTTGAGCTGAATAAAATCAAGCGCATATCAGGGGATTACAGCACCGCCGACGTCGTGCTGGGCGGCACGGTGAACACTGTTATTCCAGCAGAAAGCTTAGTCAAAAGTACCGTGGATGGTACGTCTTGGCGGCTAACTGCTGATGTGACCATTTCTGCCAGCGGCACAGTAACCGCCACTGTGCAGCGCACGGAGCAGGACGCCACAGCCGCCAGTGCGGGCACACTCACCAAGATCGACACGCCTATTTACGGCTGGCAGACAGTTACAAACCCGAACATTGCCGTGCCGGGCCGCTTGGAAGAAACAGACGAGCAACTGCGCACTCGCCGCAAAGGCTCCACCAACACCCCAGCCCAGAGTATTCTGGACTCAGTGTACGGTGCAATCGCCAACTTGTCCGGGGTGCGGCTGGCACGTGTGTACGAGAATTATACTGATGCCGTGGACTCCAATGGGCAGGCAGCGCATTCCATTTATGCGGTGGTAGAAGGCGGCATAATCCAAGATATTGGGCAGACTATCTGGATTAAGAAAACGGCCGGTACGTCTACTATCGGCTCTACTCCTGTTACTGTGACGGACACTCAAGGCGGCAGCCACGTAATTAACTTCGATCGGCCTTCTTATTCTGATGTGTACATCACGGTAACGCTGACAAAGTTTGCAGGCTACCCGACAGATGGCGCGGCTCAGATAAAGGCAGCGTTAGTAGACTGGGCACTGAACGGCCCAACTGGGGATGGCTCCGATGGGCTTGCCATTGGTGAGGACGTTATTCAAAGTCGGCTGTACGACCCGGCCAACGTAGCCAACAACTATGCCATTAACTCTATCACACTGGGGTTGACAGCCTCCCCGGTTGGCACGTCTAATATTGTGGTGCCATTTAACGGGCTGGCACGCTTTGATGCAGCTCGGATTGTGGTGGTGGAGCTATGACAACAGAACGCTTAGACCACGCGGCGGCCGCGCGGGCGCGGGTTGCAACTCAATACACCGAGTCCGTCAAATTTCTCGCCACATTATCTTCTCTCTGCGCTACTGCTCAAGAGTTAGAAGACGCCTTGCTAAGTGTTAAGCAAATTACTGACATAGACCTGTCGGTTGGCGTACAGCTTGACACTATTGGTAGCATCATTGGCATTAGCCGGGTTGTACCTAACGCGATTGCTTTGGCGTTCTTCGGCTTTGCTGACACGCCTTCCGGAATGACGTTTGGTGAAGAGGGTGCATCTGCAGGTGCCCGTTTCCGCGATGAGCTTGAGCCGTACACAGCTTCGACGACATTAGGAGACCCGGAGTTCCGGTTATTAATTCGCGCCAAGATCGTCAAGAATCATTCTACTGGTACGGCCGATGATATCCTTGAGGGAATGGCCTACATTTTCCAAGGCGCTACTAACGTAATAGAAGACGTAGGAGGCATGAGAATTAAGATCGGCATTGGCAGAGCGCTAACTGCCGTAGAGAAAATTTTGATTAAGCAGTTGGATTTGCTGCCCCGGCCTGCCGGTGTTCAGCTTACTTCACTGGTATCGTTTGATGATGATTCATATTTCGGATTTTCCGACCAACCAACTGCCAAAGGTTTTGGGGAAGAAAGTTCCTCAACCACGGGCGGAGTTTTTGCCGAGGAGTTTTAAATGACGCAGTACACAAAACCACCTGTTAAACCTGCGTGGGCAGAGACGGCAGCCAACCCAGCCGACATTATTGTTCCAGCAAATTCAGACATCCAAGCGGGCTGGCCCCTGTCGGCTGTCCCACCGTCGAGACAACGATTTAACTGGATATTAAACTGGTGCTCCAATGCCATTCGCTACTTCATGCAGCGTGGTCTGGTAGATTATGATGCAACAGAATCATATGCTATTGGAGCTCGTGTCATTGGCGACGATGGTAAAACTTATAAATGCATTCAAGCCGGTGTTGGCCAGACCCCGAGCACCGCAACGGCCTACTGGGAGCGCTGGGGTTACACGGCGTCAGAATTGGCGGCTCAAATCAACCCGTGGGTTCCCTCAGGGATTGCTTGCACCTATGTGTCGCCAAACTCATTTACGGTGGTGGGCGACCAGACTGCAAAATTTCAAACAGGTCTTCGGATTCAATTCGGGACTGTTTATGGGAACGTACAAGCCGCAGTATTTTCTTCTACAACCCTCGTAACAATGCAGATGGATGGGGCCACAGTTCTTCCTAACCCTATCACTATAGCAAGTTTTAGCATTCTGCAGGTGCTGCCATCGGCGGAGCCCAGTGTCAAGACGCAATCGTTCCAGATGGGCAGCCAATACGGCAGCTACTCGATGATTGGTGCAAAAGGTGTAACTGTGGCCTCCGCACCCACTACGCCAATCTTTAGCGCGACCGACGGCGATACGGTTGATATATCTGGCAATGTCGGCATTAACAGTCTTGGCGCAAGCGGGTTGACGCCGGGGCACACGATGCAAGGCACGATTCTCGGCACGCCAACAATCACCCCAAGCGCAAGCCTTACGCTTAATGGCGGGGGTGCGCCGGTTGTTTGCGCGGCAGGGGACACCTACTATGCGTGGGTGACTTCTGCAACTACAGTAAGCATGATTATCATGCGGAATTATGCGGCTAATCTCGATGCACGTTACGCCGGTCTCAATGCAAAACAGTTGAACCACGGTTCGATAACGGCCTCTGGTACGTGGACTGCGCCTGCGGGCATTGTCCCTTCGACATTGGTAGAACTTACTATCTGTGGCGCTGGTTCGGGTGGTGCGGGCGCGAACAGCGCCAACGCGTGCAGTCCAGGGGGAGGCCATGGAGCAATGGCCGTATTTAATGTTTCTGGATTAACTGGTGGAGTAGGTTATGCGGTTACAATCGGTGCAGGCGGTGCAGGCGGCTCAGCTGCCGGGACTGACGGTCTGGCTGGCGGGGCCACTTCGATTACGATCAACGGCACCACTTACACCGCCAACGGAGGGGTGCAAGCCATTGCGACTACAGGCGCGTTGTCACGCTGCGCGGCGCAGGGAACACTCTCCGCAAGCATACTTGCTATCGCCGACCAGTACTCGATTAAGCAAACTAACTTTATGGGTTTTGCGTCGAGCCCCACTTTCTGTGGATGTAATGGCGCAGGCGGCCCGCTTGGTTCAAACGGTATCGGCGGCGGTACAGGGGCCGGGCCAACTGCGGTTTCCGGTTTTGGTGTCGGCGGCGGCGGCGGCGTAGGCGCGACGATGGCAGGCAGCGCTGGGGCTAATGGCGTAATTTTGTTCAAATGGATTTCGTAACCACAAGGAGCATGAAATGCGTGCAGTATTAGTGAATTCACAGAATGTTGTTTTCAATGCGATTATCATCGGCGATGGTTACGAGCCTCCCGAAGACACTGTAATGGTCATAACAGATATAGCGACAATTGGCGATATCTATAACCCTGTTGACGGCACGTTCACCTCGCCGAGTGTCGTAGTGCCAATCCCACTTGCCGACCTGAAAGAAGCTCGGTTGCTTGAGCTGAATAACACTGCGCAAGCGCTGGCCGACCAAGCTACCGCAGGCTACCCCGGCTTTGAAATACAGACGTGGCCTGATCAACGTCGCGAGTCTACAGCGTGGCAGGCGGACAACACAGCCCTCACGCCTTACATAGACTTGATGGCAAGCTACAGAGGCGTAACCAGAGAGAATTTGCTGGCGCGCACTGTGGCGGCTGTGGAGGCCTTCAGCGCGTACTTTCCAAAGGTGGTGGGCCGCCGCCAAAAATACGCAGACGAAATAGCTGCGGCCACCACGGCGGAAGCTTTAAACGCCATTGTGTTTGACTTTGACTTCACATCCGAATAGGGGATAAGATGCAAGACTATATCAGCGATTTTCTCGGGGTGAAGACCGCTACCCTCATAGCGGCGTTTCTTGGTTCTGTGCTCAGCCTGAGTTACATTCCTCAACTCACGCGGGCGCAAGTGTTTTCCAGCGTGGCTACAGGGGTGGCAATCGCTGCTTATGGCGCGCCGATGGCGATTAGTGGTTTCGGGCTGCCAGAGGTGCTGGAGCGCGGCGTGGCATTCTTTGCCGCGCTGCTCGCCATGCGGTTAGTACCGGTCATGTTCTTTCTTGTAGATCGGCTTAAAAACGTAAAGATACCTTTCCTCCCTGATACAAAGGAATAGCAATGGAAAAGTTTTTCAATCTTATTTGCTCCGGAGCCAGCCTCTACGTTATGTACGTGGGGTTGGTGTCGCTTAACCGCATGAGCAAAGAAACCAACAATACAGTTCGCTACGCCTTTATCATTCTCACTGTTGGCGCGCTGTGCAACATTCTTATTCTTTGGCATCCAGCCGCTTGGAAGACAAAGGAATCATGGGGCTTTGAAATTTACGACTTGCTAAACGTCTTCTGGACGGTAGGCGTAGCCGTATTTGTTGGGGCCAACACCCGCCGCAGGGCATTGCTTGAAGGAGAACTTGATGAAGCTCGAACTAACCCGCACGACGTACACTGACACCAGCACAATCGGTGAATTGACAATTGATGGAGAGCACGAATGTTTTGTGTTGGAGGATACTGTCCGCCGCCCAGATGTTAAGGTCTATGGCAAGACCGCCATTCCGTCCGGCGCTTACAACGTGCTGCTCACTTTCTCGCCAAAGTTTGGCCGGGTAATGCCGCTGCTGGACAAGGTGCCGAACTACGAAGGCGTGCGCATCCACAAAGGCAACGACGCCAACGACACGGAAGGCTGCCTGTTGGTGGGGCGCACTTACACGGACAACTTCGTAGGGGAAAGTGCGCTGGCATTTAACGCACTCTACCCGAAAATCGAAGCCGCGCTGAAAGCTGGGGAGCACGTTACCGTCGTAATTACGGACACCTACGCGGAGCCGCCAACAGATTCCGCACCGGCAGTTAGCCGTAAGAGGGCAGCGAAATGATAACCGACAAACTTTACCAAGGCGTGATTATCCTTCTGTTAGTCGGCTGCTCGCTGCTGAGTTACAAGTGGTGGGATGCGCGGACAGATGCAACGACCGCCCACACTGCGCAACTGACAGCCGAGAAAGCTCTGTCAGACGAGCAAACAGTGACGGCCAACCAGCGCACCGCACTAAGTGAGCAGAGTGACAGCATTGCGGCCTTGGAGACCGCCAAGAAAGCCGCCGAGGCCCGTGTGCAGCTGCTCACCGCTAAAGTGGCAGCGTACCAGCGCCGGGCAGCCAATGCGCTGTCAGAAGCTGAGAAAGTTGACAGCAGCAAGATGGTTTCCTGCGACGCAGCGATGCCAACGTTGCGCAGCATCTTGAAAGGGGTAAGGCCATGAAGCAACTTCTTTGCGTCGCATTTTTGGCTCTGCCCGGCTGCGCCATGCTGGCCCCTAAGCAACTACCCCCTGTGGAGTACAAAACCGCCGTAGCCGTCAGCTGCATTAAGGCTGTGCCAGTGCGGCCAACCTACGAGACGGAAAGCCTTCCAGACACCGCGCCTGACGGTGTGCTTGTGGTTGCAGTGGGGAGGGACTGGGCTCGTAGCAGGGTGTACGAGGGTCAGCTAGAGATAGCTGTAGAAGGTTGTAAGTAGAAAATTGCCCGGCTAGTTACCGGGCAATTTTATTTAGAGCAGTGTAGGCGCTGCAAGTTCCATCGCTTTAATCTTGGCGTCCAAAATCACAATCACTTCCCCCAGCGCAAAGTTTCCAGCAGCTCGGCTAATGCGTTCAATTACATCGGCCTCCCACGGGTTCAGCTCATTCGCCTTAGAGAAGTCAATGGTCTTAATGGTGGTGCTGCACACCCGGCTGGTTGCCCCCGCCAAGGACCAGCCCAAAGCTTCCCAATTCACTTCAAGCATTTTGCACACGTAGTGGCGGGCTTTCTTAAGGTCCTCAAGGCCGCTCTTTTTGCGGCTGCGCGTTACGTACTTGGTGGCGTTGCCACGGAAGTAACCGGGGCCAAAATTTGCGGCCGCAAAATCCCAGTGCTGCAATTGCGATTTGTAGTGCTCTCCACCTACTTGAATGCTGTTAGCGCTCATTTACTTTCTCCCAATTTTTTACTACAAGTGTAAAGGCTTCATGGTCAATTGCCGCAACCAGAAGAGTGTCTGCGTAACGCCGCACATTGGCGAACATCTCTGCAATTTCATCGTGGCGGTTGCCGTAGCGACGCTCCCGCACACAATGTTGCATGAGCTCCAGACTGTCCGCGAGTTTTAAAATACGATCCTCGTTCCCAGTTAGGTGCAGCACGGGCAGCCCAGCGGACTCTTCCAAGCGCGCCTCGTAAGCATTGAGCAGACTTCTTATTTTCAATGCATCCTTGGTCGGGCTTGGCACGTCACCCGTTTCATGCTCTGCCACGTCATGCTTTAAGGCTGCCATAAGCAGCTTGGCAGACGCTCCAGACTCGCCGCTCAACAAGTGGCACCACCATGCAACGCCATAGCTGTGCGCCGCCACGGACTGAGTCTGCAGCATTGGCATTGTATGGCAACGCAGTGTGCGGCCGCCACGCTCGATAAAAGCGACGGTCTCTGGGTTAAGCCTTGGCATTGCGCTTCTCCTCACGGCGTTGCAACCACTCGTGGCAGGCCAAAGCCCAATCGTCGGCATCGCACAGCCCCAGCATGTTTCGCGCCATCTCAAAATCCCCCAACTTGTAGGCCAAGTGCGAGTTCCATAAAGGCGCTGCCACATTAGCAAAAAATGATGACATAAACGTCGACGTAGGTTGCATTTCATCAGCGCGCCAAACACTGAAGAAATAAGCCAGATCGTTGTCAAACTGAGCAGCGCCGCCGCTTATGATGAGAGGGTAAGGGGCCAGCTCTTGCGTAGCGTAACGGTCATCTACGCCAATTACGGGCACGCCAGCGGTGTCATGCAGGCGCTGTACATCTGGACGGTCTGCATAAATGTGGAAGTTGTTGCTGAACTGCCGGTACACGCCCATAGGGATGCCCGTGCTGCACGCCACATATTCCAGCAGCATGGAGAAGTGAACCATGTTCGCGCCGTAGCAGCCCCAGATGGCGTCGTTGCTGCGGCAGGTGACGGTCATATTCAGCTTGCCGCCCAGCGTGTCAAAGTAGCACTGCGTGTTGCAGGGCACGTCCTTGCCGCCGTTCATCGCCAGCCACAGGTCGCCGTTGCTGCCGGGCTTCACAACCCCTCGTAAATGTGGATCGTCGTAGCCTGCGCTCCACATGGTAAGAACGCAGCGGCGAGTTTTAGGGTTGGCTTTAAGCTCCCCTATGATCATTTTAAGTTGATCGTACCCAAAATGTTTGCGCCAGCGTTCGCCATAAGCCCCTGCAATCGTTTCTCCGTCGTCACTGAAGCTGGCGATATTGGCCGCAAAGTGCGCGGGAAATTCAACATCGTTACGGCCTGCCAACATCCACAGACTTTCAAAGAAGTGAAAGAACGGGTTGGCGTCCCGGCTGGCGGCAAACAACACTCGCTGGTCTGGGCGTGCGTACTCCGTAATTACAGGGGTAGGTGACACCAGCACCCGGCCATTGCGGCTGTCATCAATCTCACCCTTGGTGTGCAGGTGCCACAGCGCGGTTGGCAAGGCGTCATTAACGTTGTGCGCTTTAATTACATGAGTCATTACTTTCTCCTTAGAATTTTGGTACAAAAGCCCTGAGTTGTTACAGTGTAAGGGCCGCGTGTTACGGTGATGTCAGAGGCAACATTCAGAGCCTGCATGTCCTTCTCACAAGCCGGTTTAGATGCGTACTGATAAGCATGCAGAACCTCAGTACTCATTACTTCTGGCGGGTGCCCTGCTTGGAACGCCATAGTCACAAGGATTACTGTCCACATGACTGAGCCTTTCTAAGTTCCCATGCGTTTAACAAAGCTTGGTGCGCAGCTATTAAGCTAGACTTCACCTCATTATTGGCATAGCCTCCTAGCACTACGGGGCAGTCGCAAAGTTGGAAGTGAATGACCAGGACAAACTCCATGTGAATAGAATAGTCTGCGCTCAGCTCCACAGCTATTACTTTATCTAAGTCGACATGTTTTGTGCAGTGCCCTGCGCCACTCTGCCATTCTATTTTGTGTATAGCGCTCACTCCCATGGCAGGTCTCCTTGCGCAGCGCTGGCGAGGGCTTTCTTCCAGGCAATCTGCACGTCTATACGCTCGCCACCCCAGCCGCCCTTGTCCGGTTTGGCGACCACCTTGACGAAATTTGGATGGTGTGCAGCCAGCATGTTGGCGGCCTCCTCCTGCAAAGCCGGGGTGCGGTACAGGCTACAGCCGCCCGGCGCGTTGCTGCTGCCTTGGTCGTTCGTGAAGTTTGTCAGTACGGCATTAGGGTGCCCCCAGCGTAGCAACTGCAGAGTGACGTCGAAGTCCTCCATGAGCGGTATGCGGGCGAATGACAGGCTGGCACCTTTGAACAAATCCAGATTGTAGCCCAGCACGCGCATCATCCTTGTGGCGTACATTACCGGCTCAGTGTGGCGGTTGGCCCCATCACGGGCCGTGATGCCAACATGCTCGTGAGTTTTAAACTGCTTCTCTATGGCCTTAAACATTGCCTCGTTGTCTTTGGCCGTCTGCGGCAGCAGTTTGGTGGGGTCGTCCTTGCGGCGTTTGGCAAAGATAAGGTCATCATCCAACATGACGATGTGGGTGTAGCCGTTCTTTATGGCGTGCTTCACCATCCAATCGCGCTTGGTGCCGATGTTCGTGACTGTGGTGGGGGCTTGTATGAATGACGGCCCAGCCCCCATATAGGCCGCTGCTTTAAGGTACGACTTTCTCTCACCATGAGTGGTGACGACCCACGTATCTGCCAGCCGTGCCAGCGGTATTGACTCAAGAGTGCGGACTGCACCTGCCCTGCCCCGGCTGGGGATGTATATTCCAAGTTTCATTTTTCGCTCCCAGAAGTGATTACACCCTCGCTTGGAGGGTGTAATGTTTTGCTAACTGCTTACCCAGTTACTGAGTTATTAGGCAACGGAGATGAAGCCTTTTTTGACGTCCCAGCCGATGTCTTCCTTCTTGCCGCCAGCTGCGACATATTTATCGACTGTTGCATTTTTCTTGTACAGGTCGAAACGTTCAGCCGCCGAGCCACGCTTTGGGTTTTCGCCAACGAGCACGGTGATTTTGCGGTTGTCCGGACCTGCGACTTTCGCTTCTTTGGCTGCCGCTTTCGGTGCCGATACTTTTGCAGCTTTGGCCGCTGGTTTAGGGGCTGCTACTTTTTTTGCTGCTTTGACTGCTGGTTTGCCGGTTGCCATGATAGATTCCTTGTCTTCAAAATTGAGGGGTTTAACTGCATCTTTAAATTTGCCGCTGATCAAAAACTCTAGGTGCCGCTTTGCTTCAGGTGATGCCTCCAGCCAATTGGCACCTAGATACATCTGTGCTGCCTGCTTGACTGGATAATCTTTCATGTGGTTCGTGTAACGCTGTTCGAACTCCATGTGCGTTGCCTTCGCTACATGCAGGCTTGTATCCATAGGGATGTAGCGAATAAATTTGCGGTCAACCGAAACACGAATACAGGTACGACGCTCGGCATCGCAAAACACTGCATGATCTGGGTTGGCCGGCTGCGGCAGCGCCACTACTTTCTTCGCTGCTGCTTTCCAATCCGGGTTTGCTGCAATCCAGTCTGCGGTAATGGAGGCCGTAATACGGCTCTTATCCATCTTGGCATACTTCGCTAACGGCGCGATTGCTGACAAATACTCTTTCGTTTCCTTGCCCTCAGCAACATCTTTGCCGAAGTGTTCTATGATTCCCTTGCGGGCTGCTGCAAACTGTTTGGCGTTCATTTCATTCTCCGTGTGATTTACCCGAGGCTGATTACCAATCAACCATGAACCGAATTATGCCGGACGTTTTTACAGAGCGCAAGCACTTTTTATCGTTCTGTCGAAAATATTTGCAGCGGCCCACGTTGCTAAGGCAGGCCGCTTACAAAACTTACAGGCCCAAAGACGCTTTAGCTGCGGCCACTTCGGCTTCGCTGTAACGGCTGCTGCGGCCTGCTGCACCGGCTGGCAGTGTCAGCGGCGGGGTTACGGGCGTCAATTGGCTCACTTTTGGAGCCGTTTTGGCCTGCTGCGCACGGCGGGCTTCAACTTTTTCCTTGGCGGCGGCGTAGCCTTTGATTTTGTCAACAATCATCTGCTCAGCTACATCCTTGTCACCGTACAACGACGCCACACGGATATCTTCACGGTCGTTACAACCTTCCGATGTCCAAGTAGTGCCGAACGACACGCCAACTGCCACGGTTTGCACACCGCCGCTGGACGAGCCCATGCAAGGCGCGGACGGAGCAGCGAGATTGCTGTATGCCGTAGCTACAGGGTCACGCTTCTGCGCTTCGTACGTTACGCTGTCACCTTGCACGGCAACGGAAGTTGTAACGCCGGAGTTGTTGGCTTGCTGAGTTTGGCTTTGCTGCGCGTTGCTTTTGGAAGTTTGCTGCTGGGCGGCAGTATTGGTGTTGTAGTTCTTGCTGCTGACATCGGTATTGGAGTTGCCTGACCCCAGCACGTTAGCAGAGTTGGTATTCAGGGAATTTGCGCTGCCACCCGCACCGCCAGCACCACCTTGATTGGTGGTGTTCGTGGTGTTCGTGGTGTTGTTTGTCGTATTGGTGTCGCCGAAATTAGTTGCCTGCGCACTCAATGCGCACGCCAACAGCGTTACCAACAGGGTTGATTTAATTACTTGTTTCATCTTTACTGCTCCTTCAGTTGTATAGAGGGGTCGTCCCTCCGGCCGTGTTACAAAACTTGACGCTCTAAAATTGTAAACAGCTTTGCTTCAAGCTGCTCCACTTTTTCAGTAAGTGGCCTGTTCCAGTCCCGCCATTCCGGGCCTAGCAAATTCTCCAACTGCATGACAATGGCCCGGTAGCTGCGCTTGTGCAACTGGGCCAACTCTGGCACGGTGTAGCCGCTTGCCCAGCGTGCTCCCAGTATGGCCGCCTCTTTAGGGCTCCAGGATAAACCTTGGCGGGTAGGTGTACTCATTTCAATCTCAATGCGTCTTGCTGTTTGCCATCTGCGTCAAGCTGGCGGTGCAGATTGATTTTATCCCCAAATTCTGCCCCGGCACGCAGCCCGCTTTGCAGTGGATCTTGAGTACGGTCTGGCATGAAATTAACTTCTATGCCCATGTCGTCCAGCCACTTTTGATTGGCTAATTCATTCTGTTTATATACGCTGGCAAGTACTATGCCGCGCTCTCCACTTACCGGCGCTTGTTCTAATTCAGCCTGTTTGCGCAGCGCTGTGCAGCGACTGCCTATGCGCAAAGCAGCGCCCTTGCGGAAGCTGTTGGCCCACGCTGCTGAATGGCCGCCTTCTTTCATGCGGCGAGTTCCTTCACGTTCAATACTGCGCACTACGTATTCTGTAATGGCCTTGGCGGTCTCTACGTTGCTTCTCAAACCTATAAATGAATAACGCCTTCTGTTAGTTTTGCCGTAGCTGGTGCTAGTGTAACAGAAACAGAAGAAAAGCTTCGCTACAGAATCCCCGACCCAGCGCATCCACGGAGTGGCGTGCAGCTCAAGAGTGTTGTCTTTGCCGCGAATTTCTTGCGGTTCGCTCAGGTCGGCCATGTCCAGATTATATTTAGCCAACAGGCCCAGCGCCATGCGCATGGCTGTATCACGTTCATGTTCGCCGCCTGCTGCGCTGCCATTAGCGACTGCGAGCAGTTTGCGAATCTTGGCAATTACTTTGTCGTCCATGTTAAACCCTGACAAGTTGTTTGAATCTGTCGCAGAAACTGCGATCTTTATGCCACGCGCCTTGATGCCAATGCCACCAGCAGTAATACACTTCGCCGCTTTCAGGGCCGGTAAAGTCGTAACCCCACTTCATGTAAGATGGTCTTTTATCAAACGAAGTGGGGCTCGCTGGCAGCTCGTGCGTCGTGCCAGCCGGACGCATTAGTTCGCCTTCGCTTTGCGCGCTGCCAGAACTTTTACAAAGCCGCGAGCGGTGTCCCATGCGAGGTCGGCGCGTGTGCCGCCTTTTTCCAGGAACTGTTCAACAGTGGCGACCTTGCTGTACAGGCGGAAGCGCTTTGCAGCGTCCGTGCCTTTACGTTTAGGGTTAGCCTCAACGACCAGTTTGATTTTTGCGTTTGCTGCGAAAGTTGCTTGTGCCATGATGTTTCTCCGTGAAGTTAAGTTTAGAAAACTGAGCCAGTTACCCAACCGGCTTGAAAGAATTTTTGTTCAGGTTTCTGAAGATTGCAAGAATTATTTTCACAATCTTCAGAATATTTTTAATTGCCGGTTGCTTTGTAGTATTCTTGCCACGCAGCCAAAGAAACTTCACCGTCTTGCTCTGCCATGTCCATCCATGCGTGTATTTCTTCTTGCGGCACTTCTGGGTAAGCTTCTACCACTTGGTCAAATACAAAATCCGAATTTGCTATGTTGTAGGCTGCTGACATTTCGTTTCTCCGTTGCGTTGTTGATGAACGAATTATTTGCACGATGTTCGAAGAGCGCAAGCACTTTCGTCAAAATATTTCCAAATATTTTTCACGATCGTTGTTTTCTGTACGTTCGTAAGGCGTCGAGGAAGTTTTTCTGCCCCTTCCCCTTGTTGTTTATGGCCCGCATTTTCGCTTCGTCCACTGTATTTCTAGCGATCATATGGTACACGAACACCCGAGGGGCGTTGTTGCCCTGCCGCCGCAGCCGCCGAATAAATTGATCGTACAGTTCAAAGTCGTAAGGTACGTGGAAGAACCCTGCGTGGTGTGCGCCGCCCTCTTGCAAATTGCTGCCATGCCCCACACTAGCCGGGTGACAGAACAAGTAATCTAACTCATTGCGGTTCCACTTATCAAACAGCTTCTGCCCCTCTTTAGCGGATACGGCCATGTGCGGCGTGTCCTTGCCGAGGGTCTTCACAATGCGCGCAAGGTCATGCCCAAAGTGGTAAGCGCATAACAGTGGGCTGCCCTGCAACTCCTCAACTAATTCCTTCAGCGCTTCCAACTTGGTGGTGTGTACCTGCTGCCACTCACGTTTGCCCTTAACCGGTATGCCGGTGAGTATGTCTACCTTGTCCATGTAGATGGCCCCATTGGCGATCTGCTCACACTTTATGCCTGCGCTGGCAGCGCTGACCGCGTTAAAGCTGCTGCCTTCCAGCACGGAAAAGAACTCGTCCTCCATCTCGTCGTACATTTTTCTTGCAGCGGGGGGCAGCTCTACATATATCGGCACGGGTATAATGGCGGGCATTTTGATGTAATCGTCGGCGTCCATGCGCAGCGCCAGCGGCTTGACGGCTTTGTAGATTAGCTTGTCAGCCCCTTCGTTCAACTTCCAGGTGTACCCGCCATAGCCGGTAGCGTGGAAATACTTGTTGCGGTAATGCGTGATAAATTGGCCCAGAGCTCTGCCGAGGTCAAGCACGTAGCACTGCCCAAACAAGTCCAGCAGGCCATTAGGTGCCGGGCTGCCAGTGAGCCCCCAGCGCCGGGCAAATTTACCCAGATAACCCTTAATGGCCTTGAAGCGTTTTGTATCAGCGTGTTTGAACTTGGACAGCTCGTCAATCACCAGCACGTCCACCTTACTAAATAGCAACTTCAAGCGCTCCTTAACGGCCTTCATTTCAATCTGCCATTTAAGCTTCGCCATAGCTTTTTCTTCAGCGTTCTTCATGGAGCGGTAATTAGGCTCAGGTGTGCCGAACAGCCACTCTATACCTTCGAAGTTCATTACATAAATGTCGTGATGCTCTGCCAGCACAGCATCTTTATTGTCGTCATGCAATATACCTACTGAGAAGCCTTCAAAATCTTCCCACTTTTCACGTTCTTTGGGCCATACAGAATACACCGGGCGCAAAGGGGCCAGCACCAGAGCCCCCTTGAACATGCCCTTCTGCTTTAAAATCTTCAGGGCTGCGTAGGTAATGCTGGTCTTACCGAGGCCGGGGTCTAAGAAGAGAGCAGCTTCGTCGTGCTCTAGTAAGAATTTCACGGCTTTCTTTTGATAACCGTGCGGCGTCCAGCGCTGCTTTGATAAACGTGACGGCTTCTTCAACGGTGTCGCAGATTTCAACTTGGTAGCCATAGTACCTTAACCTCGTAATAATAACGTCTTGCCCTGCGCTGGTAGGCTCGTCAGGGCGTTTGAATTCAATAAAGAGCGGCCTGCCGCCCGGTATAAAGAACTGCCGATCTGGGTAGCCATTTACGCCAGCGGCTTTCATCTTTACGTTCGTGACGCCAAGCTCCAGGGCCAGCTCGCAGGCTTCAACTTCAATTTCAATTTCTAGCTTTGGCATAGCGCACCATAGTTTCACCGCCATTAGCAAACTGGAACCCCATGCGCAGGTAGAACTCCTGCAGTTTCTTCTTAGACATACCCCGCACGCCAAACGGAGAGGCGTACGTAACGAGGTCTAACCCGTTAGAGTCCGCGTACTTAAAGGCTGTCTGCATGAGTGTGGCGGCCCAGCCTTGGCCCCGGCGCAATGGATGCACGTAGAGTTCAGTTAGCAGCGCACAGCGCGGGGTAAGGGCTAGGTCGGCGTCCTCTACGGCTTCCAGAATTACAGAGCCTGTAAAGCCGCCTGCGCCAATTACCCAGCGCCGCCACCAGCCTTTGGATGCGATGCGCCTCATAACAGCAGCCCTATCAACACGAAAATAACGCCCAGCAACGTCAGCGTTAGGCAGTAAGGGTTAGGCCGCAGCAACAGCGCCAGAAGCCCCGCGCCTGTACCAAAAGAAATAGCGATGAATTTAATCCAGAATATGAACATGATGTAATCCTCAGTATTTGCAGGGGCCGCCATTGGCCTTCTTAAAATGGCAGTAGGTGCAGGCGTTGCCCGGCTTTGGCTTGAAGGTCGTGTCGGCCAGCATGGGCTTTACCTTGGCACGCCACTTCTTATCCAAGTAGGCCTCGTCCTTACGGGCATATTCAATCTCCAGCTGGTCAGGGCTTGGGTGAATAATGCCGTGGTCCAAATACCACAGCCGTGGCGACACCACGTCCACTGTGGGGAACTGTTTGAGCCCTGCCAGCCCGTAGAGTTCCAGCTGCTCTTCGTACTCTGCAAACTTGCGCTCGCTGTACTTGCCGGTCTTGTGGTCAATTACTACCAGCGCGTTATGGGCCGTGTTGATGTAGGAGACGTCTGTCTTAATGCGCAGCCACGCCCCGTTCCAATCATTCCAAGCGGTTTGCGCCCAATCTGCTTTGAAGGTCCACTGCTCTTCGACAAACTTTACCTTCTGCTTCTTGAGGTCGGCAAACTCTTCCTTGAACAATTGCAGCTCAACTGGCAGCTTCTTAAGCAGCCCTTTGGTATAGTCCTCTGCCAGTTTGTGGATAGCGTTGCCGCGCTCCATGGCGGTGCTGCCCGGCTCCTTCAGCTTGTCTACGAACTTATACTTGGCTTTAAGCGGGCACTCCTTGTAGGCATTGTAGCGACTGAAAGACCAGCCCTGTATTTGCTTAATCGGTATTACTTTGCGCGTTACCATTACAGGCCCCACTTCGTTAAGTTAGGTTTAGGTTCCTTGAGCACCGCCAAGTTGCCGAGATTGACGCCCCATTCGCCGTCACTCATAAGGGGGACGTCTAAGTCGATGGACATCATGGCGTCACGCAACAACAGCATTTCACTCTTGAGCGCGCCCTTCGGTACTGAGATATCAATCTCATCGTACACCGTTACCATCAGGCGGCCTTCCTTGCGCACGCCATCGTACCGTATGAGCGCCTCCTTGGTAATGTCCGCCGCGCTGCCTTGGATAAGGTAGTTGAGCAGCTTGTAGGAGAACTCCACCATGCGGCCATTAATCAGCGCGCTTGGCTCTTGGAAATATTGGCGGCCGCCCCACGTCGTAATAAAGTCGCCGCTCTTGCCAATTTTCTTGACGCCATCATTCAGAGACTTGAAGCCCGGCAAGGCGCTCATCTGCGCTGCCCGTAAGCGCTTAACGTAATCTACTGTCTGCTCCATCTTCTCTGCCAAGCTGCCGAGGCCTTGGCCGTAAATGTAACCGAAGTTCAAGGTCTTGGTAAATGAGCGGCCGGGGTCGAGGCTGGTCATGTCTTGGATAAGCTCACGCACAAACTCATGTACGTCTAGCCGTGGGTTCTGCAGGTAGGCGTCCAGCAGCAGGCCATCTTCAAAGTGGGCCAGCACGCGCAACTCTTGCTGGTTATAATCTCGGCGGCCAATAACGTGCTTTGGCGTGTCCGGCAGAATGTAACTGCGGATGCGTGGCATGGTTGGCAGCCCGCTGATATGCGTCGGCATAATGAAGCCGCCCATCTCGTCAACGTCCTTCATGTTACGGGGCATGTTCAGGAAGTTAGGGTTGCTGGTGCTTGGCCGCCCTGTACGGGTGCCGCCGCTGTCGCTGCCCTTTGGTTGCCGCACTTGGTTCCATGTCGTGTGCATCCAGCCGTCTGTGGTAAAGCGCTGCCAAGGACGGATAAACGTTTCCAGAATGGTTGCGCACTTCTGCCGATAGCTGTAGGCGGCTGCCAACTTGCGGTCACGGAAGTGGCTAATCTTCATGTTCTTTTTGCTGACAGACTTGCGCCCGGTTGGCGTCAAAGTCCATTCGCTTAGGGAGTCGTTCTTCTCAAACGCTGCCGCCACTTCTGCATCTTTGTCAAGGTCAAGGCCCGGCGTTTTAAGCGCCTTGCGTATCCATGCATCCGTTTTGGCCTGCGCTGCTTCAAACAGGGGCTGGTCGCGCTCCAGCGATTTGGTGTCTACGCGTATGCCTTCACGCTCGTTACGCAGCAGGATAGGCAGCAACCGGCGCTCGCGGTCGTAGGCCTCGCCCATGCCGCGCTTACCTACCACAATAGGGTGCAGCTTGTTGAACAGCTTAACCGTACGAATAACGTCGCCGTCTGCATAGGGCTGCACAATGTTGCCCGGCGCGTAGGCGATAAATGCCCCGGCGTTGGATGGTTTGATGCCGCCAAACCACTCCACAATTTCTGGGAAGTCATGTTCCAGCTGCTTCTTGTGCTGCAACAGCCAGTCCTTTACGGCATCCTGCTCTTCGGGCTTCATGCCTAAGTAACGTTCCGCGCTGGGCTTAAGACTGAGCTCACGCTGGTGCGGGTCATCCAAGAACAGCAGGAACATAGTGTCGTGTGTTTTCTCCCAGCTGGGCAGCGCAAGGCCCATATGAGTCTCTGCCACGTCCCAGTCGAACTTGCCGTTCTGGCACAGTATAGGGGTTTCTGGGGAGGCTTCCTTGTAGGCCGCTTTGAGAATTCTGGTGGCATCCTTCAAGCTGCAATTGTTGCCGCCAGTGTAGTGGCCCCAGCTATAGAATGTTGGTTTGCGTTCGCCGGGCATCTGCAGGCTAAAGCTCACTGGCTTTGGCGGGTAATTGGGCCGGTTGCGGATAGGGTCTGTTTCAAAGTCCAGCCCTATAGGGTTAATTTTTGCCATCTACGGCTCCCTGTATTTTGAATTGACCGTTGGACAGCTCAATGCGTTCGCGGTTGACGCGCAGCACATTGTAACGAGAGTGCAGCCGGAACATCCAAGCGAAACGAATATTCTCTGCCGTGGCTTCTTCCTGAAGCAGCTTAAGCACTTGCTCTTCGTTCATTTCCATGATGGTGCTGTTAAGCTCAGCCCATGTCATCTGCTCATTCATTTACGCTCCCAGTAGAAAGGCCGCCTGTACTAGCGCGGCCCTGTTAGAACATTTACTCTTTTGTGAAAAGTGACGCCGTTACAGTGCAGCTGGCGGTGACCAATTCGTCTTTTACCGTCGACACGTAACCGCTGACACCCACTGCCACGCCCATGCTGTCGTTATCAGGCAACAGGCTGATAAAAGACTCCGCAGCTTTTTTGCACTGCCGCTTTGTCTACTTCGTGAATTGGCTGCGTAGCAACCACTTCTTCCAGCTTGTCCGCTACTTCTTGGATTGCGGCCGCTTTGTTTGAGGCTTTGAGATTGAACGAATAACTCATTTACTGCTCCTTGGTTGGTGAGGGTTAGTACTTGCCCTTGCCTTTTACGGCTGCCTTGGCAGCAGGCTTGGCCGCAACGCGCTGGTTTTTGATAGGAATAACCTTGCGGCCTTTTGCTGGTTTTTCCTCTTCTTCAAACACCGGGTAAGCTGATGCAATGTTGCTTTCTGCTTCCTTGACTTTCTTCTTCAAGGCGGCAAAAGTTTCATCGTTAAATTCGATGAGTTCTTCAAATTCAAAGTTCACTTTGAATTGAGTCTTTGCATCGTTCTTAACTTTGATGGTGGTGACGACGCCCCAGCTTGGCCGCTTGACGTCTTCTGCCAGAGTACTCTTGACATAGTTCGTCCAGTTTTTGACGCTGGTGACCGGCAGTTTCAGGATGCGCATTTCTGCATCCTTTATAGATGCACCATCTTCCAGAGCGTCTTCTGTGATGAGCATCAGGCGGCGCACATTCTTGCACGCTTTGCCACGGCCCTTGTCAGCGCTGCCCCATTCGTTATTAGGGCAGCCGAGGCAGGTGTCGTTCACCTTTTCCGGAGCTTCTGCATGCGGGGCCATGTCGTCACCGCCGTCTTCACTGAAGGCGTAGCAAACTGGGCTGGTAGGAGTGTCAGGGTCAAAGTCGCCGCCGTACATCATATTTTCATACACGCTGGCGAGTACAATGACGCGGAGCTCGTTACCATCAATTTCGTTACCGTCCACGGACAGAACACCGCCGCGCACCGAAATTGCCTTGGCCCCGCCAGTGTTCTTTTCCTTGGAACCTTGGCTTACGGCTGCCTCAGCCATTTCCTGTTCCCACAGGGTGAGTGCGGTGCCGGGCTTTTTAGGCGGTGTTTTTGCGGCTGGTTTTACTGCTACTTTCTTTGCTGCTGTTGCCATTTTGATTCTCCAAAATAGTGGACTTGTGGACGAGAGGGTACGGAGATATTTAATTGCTCGGCTCTCCGTGGCCGAGTGAAACTTATTCTGCCCGGCCTTGGTTACGGGCCATTGTGTCTTCGGCTGCGCGCTCTGCGTCATACAGCGCACGGCCTGCCGCAAACAAACGTTCGTCGGCTTCCTTGCTTGTGGCCTCAGTTAAGCCTACGTAAGTACCGGTTGGCCCTGCGCCGCCATCAGCTAGAGCATGATTATGAACGTTGTAAGATGGGTGAGTAGCTGGGTCGATGTCCAATTCTGATGGAGAATTATCGTCGATCTTATCCGCCCGTGTAATGGCGGCCACGTCGCTGTATTTTTCGGCGTAGCGTTTGCGCAGCTTGGCGATGTTGTGCTCCAGCACTTCTGTGATGTTCACGTTGAACGCTTCGCAGCAGAAGTAAATGGCCGCCACGTAACCGCGCAGCGCCTGCTCCAGGGCCATTAAGTCCAGCGCCTTACCGTAGAACACGTGGGCTTTGATAATGGTGAGAATTTGCGCGCCCGTGGCGTTGTATGTCAGCGTGGCGGCAACTGCCTCATGTGCGGAGGCGGGCACCCGCAATTCGCGCACCAATGGCGGTGCTTTCAAGCCGCGTGCGGTGTCGGCGATCTGCATGCCCAGCGTTTCCGCGATGTAAGTGACAAACCACACGCCATCGCCGATTTCTTCCACGGTGTTCGTGCGGTCAAAAATGCCCTTCAACGCGAACTTCAAAGTTGTTTCGGCCAATTCGCCTGCTTCACTGCCGCAGCCCATAGCGCCGTGCAGCAACATCTGCATAGGCTCCATACGTTTGGCTGTGCGCATGGCGAGGGGTTGGTATTGTTCAAGATTCATTTTGCTGCTCCCGTGGTTGTTGTGTGAAAGGAATTTTGTTTTGATGCGCCCACCATTGCGGCACCTGTATGGGCTGCTCATCAACGGAAAGGTTTAGTGCGCTGCAATGCGCCGTGTCCAGCTTGGTGTCACGCAGTTTATCGTGCCGGTCTTTTGCTCGGATGGTCACCTCGCGTCTTGTGACCGCCGTCACCCGGCCAATAATGTACACCGGCGTTGAAGCTTTTACCATTACTGCTCCTTGTAAATGGCTACATCGGCAATCCACTTAGGCGGCGCTCTGCGGGTGTACTGTAGAGACATCACCTTGGATTTACGATAATAGTTCTTGTAGTTAGTGGCCGCATCTTCACTGATGATAAAATCGCTGCTCATAACAGCGGGTGCATCACAGTATTTGTCAACGGTTGGTAGCAGTGTTGGCGGCATGAGCTCCAGCGCCCGTAATACTGGTGTGCAGGCATGGATGCGCTCCGTGCGGTAAGTGAACTCCACCAGCAGCGCGCAGCCCAGCGCATACAGCCACGCGTAATTGCCGCCATACAGCGACGCCCATGCAACGCAAGGATGCCGCTCATGGTTTGGCCGGTATATACGCTGCCCACACAGCCGGGCTTGCAGCCACTTGAGTTCTCTGTAAGGGCTGCCCGGCGTAGGAATGTGCCAGTCAAGCTCTACTGCGCGCACCCACTGTGCATCCATGTTCGCACTAACCTGCGTGTGCCAAACAGTAGACAGCACCTGAGCGGCCTCGACAATACTCTTGCTGACGTGGCTGTCGCAGAGAGCTTGCGCGCTCACGACAGGGTCATCGTCTAGAAAGAATACGTTGAGGAACCGCTCTGGGCTGCGGTAATATTCGGCGTACATGGTTAATCAGGCTTGATGATAGCCAAATCGACCAGCTCACGGAGAGCCTTTTCGGCTTCTGTAACTGTGCCGATAACGGTGTCCAAATATTCTTCCACGAGCTTCCAGTTTTTGGCCGCCCGCTCTTTGTCCATAACCCCGTGGCTGCACATAGCGCCGATAACACCGAGCAATTGCGCAGGCATAGCCATGAGAATGACTTCACCTTCCAGCAGGTGCAGAGCTTCCTCGCCTTGGCCTGCTGCCAGCTTAAACAACAGCGGCATGACCTTGCGCTTGCGGGCTGAGCAATTCTGCACCTGAGAACTTACCATCAACGTGGCGATATGCAGCAGCTCGGCCTCGATAATATCTTTGGGTTCCAAGCCTTTGTGCTTGAGGGCAGCGCAGAGCGCGTCAAAGTCTACCACTCCACCCTCAGGCGGTTTTTGTGTTTGTTCCAAGAGAAGCTCCTGATTAGTTCTTGCTGATTGAAAGAGTTACTGCTGTGAAGGATTTAACGCCTGGGACTTCCTTGCCTGCATCCCAAATTTCCTTGACCGCCCCGGCGTTGACCGCACGGTTGAGCAGCGCAAAGCCGCCCTTCTTTTTGTTCTTGGCAACGTACTCGTAGAACTTATCCCAGTCCGCCACTTGTGGGACGACCTTGGTAACGACCTTGAGAGTGCCGAGTTTGGTGACGACGCCAGTGGCTGAAGATTTTGGCGTGGTGTCTATGATGTGCTGCTTGAGCAATTTTTCATGCTCTTCAAGAGCATCCACCTGTTTCTGCAGTGCGAGGCGTGCATCGCGGGTGGATATGTAGAGCTCCCCGGCAGCGCCAAGCGCCTTGGGGATTTTCAACTTATTGAGTTTGGCATTAGCCATAGTGTTGCTCCCGGTTGATTAAGTGACTAGAGGACGTCCAGTGTACAATCCGCACTGGTACGGCTGCGCTTTACGCAACGATTTTCATATAACCTCCGGTTAGGCGTTGGCTGAACGAATATACGTTACTTACAGGTGCCCGCAATTATAACCGTAAAATTACACGGTTGTAAAGCGTTGTTATTTTATAAATCAATTGGGTCGCGGAACCCTATAAATACAGGGAACCGAGGCTTCTCTTTGGAGCCGCTGGGGAAGTAGCTGTATTTAACTACCCTTGTGCGCAGGCTCAGCAAACCAACATCCCACAGAGACGCTCTGAGCTCGTCGGACATGCCCGTTCCAATGTTAAACACAACGCCGGTATGCATGTCCTTCACCAACAGGCTGCCTAGCGTGCCCTTACCCTTCAGCCCCGCCTTCTTGCTGGAACGCTCAGTACGGCCCAGAGCATCTTTAGTGGCTTCGTTTGTGTTTGCCATCTGCTCTTCAATGTCAACGATAACGGCTTCGCTATCCGCGAATTGTTTGAGCTTCATCAGCCAGCCCTGAGTAGGAGTAGACCGGCCGTATTTGTACTCGCCGTTCCGGCTGCGCAGCATAACGCCTTCAAAGCCCTGCGCTAACCACTTGGCTTCTAGCGTTGTCAACTCTTCCAAAGAATTGACTTCTACGTGCGGCACGACAACCACTTTGGCGGCAAACTTCAGCTTGGACAGCCGTGTCTTGAGCGATGCATGGCGGCGTACAAATTCGCTTCGCGGGTCAGTAAAGCTGTCAAACACATAGAAGGTTACATCTGGCACTCCTTCACGAGACATCACACCGCTGGATGTTCGGTTGAACACACCCTCGCCACAAGCCGAGCCTACTACAAGCTCACCATCCATGTTGTTAAGGCTGCTGACCCCGAACATCATCTGGGAGTAGTGGTTAGGGATATCCTTAAGGTTGCGGCTCAGCAGCTTGCCATCGCCCACCACTGCCCGGATGCCGTCCAACTTTGGGCTCGCCAGCAACGGGAATGTGAGTAGCGAAGTATCATCTACGGTGGATGCCAACATGGGCTTGAAGCCGGGCTTCATCGTAACCATCCCGCTAGCAAGCCGAGCGCAAAGCCGCCTAGTGCGAACCATAGAAGCAACTGCACAGCCAACTTTAAATATTTTTTGAACGGGGTGGGTTCAGAGCCCCATGCATGGTGAGGGTCTGGCACGAAGCACATGGTAGCGCGCCAGTCATAGCCCGTGGTAATGTACTCGTTTAACTCCGGCCCGATATGAGCTACATCAAAATGCTCACGTACGAGCCAGCCGCCCGGCACTTTGGCTCTGGCAATGCTGGGCTCATCTTTGTCTACGCGCTCCCAATTTAAGATGCTCATCCCCGCCCCCATTTAACGTACAGGTATACGACGCACAGCACAGCCGCCTGCAACCCCACTGCGAACAGAAAACCTTTGAACCAGCCCAGCGCCTTGTCGTTAGACTCTTCCAAGTCCTTGAGCTTCTGCGACATCGTCCACTCTTTGCTTTGCGCAAAGTCGTCCTGAATATCTACCGGCGTTTCAATTTTGGTTTTCATGCCTGCACCTCTGTCACGTACTTGTCGATAACGAGGCGAGTGCCGCGTGCGCTGTTATGTACCGCGAACAGCATTGGCATCGGCGTGTAATTGAACGCCTGGGAGCAGGCAAGATGCACCCGGCTTGGCCGTAACTCCGCCAGCAACTTGTAACGTTCTGTAACTGTTTGCATGTCTCTCTCCTAGAGCACGCCGGTTCCGGCGCAGGTTGTGCAGGGGCTGGCAATTTTCTTGCTGAAACCTTTCTGCTTCATAGTTACTGCCTTACCTTCACAGGCGGGGCACTTACTGCCAAACAGCGCAAGTTGCTTGTCATACTCCTTGCGTGTTTTGGGGTTCTTGAGCACGTTGTAGGCCACGTTGATGTCAGCCATTTTGGCGGCCTTGGCCGGGTTGTTCTTGTGCAGGTCTGGATGGTGCGCTTTGGCGAGCAGGCCGTGGGCTGCCTTCACTTCGGCATCCGTGCTGGCTTTATGCACGCCCAGCGTGGCGTAGTGGTTAAGGAGCTTCATTTCACTACACTCAGGCGGGTGCCGTGGGTTATTGCAGGCTGCTCCGCCCGGCGCTGCAATTCTGCTTCCACAGCGTCTATCGTAACCGTAACACCGCGCTGCACCCAAGCGTCAAACTGCTCGTCCGTGCAGGTGCCAGTTTCCATCAGGTTGCGCCCGGCTGCTCGCCACTCTACGTAACTTATGTAGCCCGAAGCACGGATGTCAACAATGATCCCAGCCAGAGTTTCATTGCTTAAATCTGCCAATAGCGTTATGGAGCCGTCACTGTTGGCAATGTGGTGTGGAAGTTTGAAAGTCATTTCGAGTCCTCGATAAAAATAACTGAGCCAATTGGCAAACTCTGCGCGCCGCCATTGTAGGTGAGTTTGTTGCTGGGGTCATATACCTCGCCACGGTAGCAGACGACGTGGTGGTAGCCGCCCAGAATATTCAGGCTAGGTACACTTACAATGGCCCAGCCGGTTTGCATTGCACCCAGCTTTTGACGCAACTGCGCCTCCGTTGGGACATTGATGCGCATGCCCACCATGCCTGTAGGCACGCCCCAGCTAGCGGCCAGCACTTCCTGCGGGGTTACGCTGTGGCACTGCTTACCCATGAGCCGCATTACGGCCTCTACTTCCAAATCTGTCACGCCCTTTGGCGTAACCTCATCAGGACTGTAGCCGAGAAGTGGCAGCGCAGATTTAGCTTCCTTCAGGCCCAGCACCATAGCAATGCAGGCCAGTGAGCAGTCATGCTCACCCTGCTGCTTGATTAATACAGGTTTCATTATACGGCTCACTTAAAGATGTTGCGGAACGCTTTGTTCAGCAGTTTGTTGGTGGTGCGGTAGGCAGCTTTGCGCACAATACGCTGACCGATTTTGTTCTTCTGCACGGCGTTGGCATCGCCAAGCAGGCTCGCGGCTTTGTAGAGGAGGGAACGGAGGCTCATGTCTCGTTCCTCGGTCTTGTATCCAGTTTGCCAAGCATGGCCCAAACGCAGGCTCCGCATGTGTCAATATGCTGGCCATCTTCTCTGGAAGGGTCCACGACAATTTTCACTTGGTAGACCAATTTGACATTATCAGCGCCAACCATAGTGACCGTTTTGGTTTTGTTGATTGCAGCGAGTAGGTAATCTTTATAATCCATTTCATCGCCGCAGCAATCACAGAATACTTTCTTCATTTCTTGCTCCCGTTGGTTAAGGCCAATTTACCGTTAGGGCGAAGCACGGCCAAAGCCTCGTCCTTGTCTTCTAGCGTTTCCGCCGGTACAACGTGCAACCCTTTACGGTGGCACCATTCACTCAGCGTGGCGAGCTGTTTCCCGATACTCCACGCATACGATGCTGTGGCTGTTTTTATCAAAGCCGTGTGGCTTCCGTGCTTGCTGGTGCCGGTTTCCACGTGGCCGAATGTCTTGTTGCCTCTGCCATTCAGTATTTTGTAAAGGGGCACGGCGTTCTCCTTGGAACATGACAGCTACCAGCGCTGCCCGTAAAGATTGATCTGAGTCCAAATCACCACTGGAAGAATCAAAGCAACGGTACACATGCCACTGCTCAGCAATTCTGTCTAAATCCTTCCCTGTTGCTGTATTTATAAAATTTACTTGAGCCATGCTCTTCTCCTGTTCCGTGAATTATTGGTCAGGTTTTTGAAGAAGGCAAGGAATTTGCGCGTTCATTTCAAAATCCTTTCAATGAAGGTGCGTACAATGTCTTCCTTCTTGTAAGCCTCTACTACGAACAGAAGTCTGCTGGCTTCGTGCTCGGTGTAGCTTATGCACTTGTGCGTCACTGGCGTTACGTCTGGCAGGCACACTGCACACTGGTAGACTCCGCACGCCTGCCGGGAGATGGACACTTGTTCTGCTTCGCACACTTGGCATGGAATAATCTTCATTTCCATTGTGCTGAGTTTTGTTTGTATATCTTTCAGAAATTCTTGCATGTCCACTCCCGTGGCGCTGGGCGCGGCCATAGCCAGCGGCATAAACACGCCGTCCAGCGGGCTGTCGTCCTTGCCCTTGGTTTGGATTTGTTCCACGCCGTTGGTGGGCACGTCCGCAGGCCGCCAAATATGCCCGCACATATCGCACAGATGGCTGCGATGCGGCGGGTTGGTCCACAGCGGCGTGATGCTGGGTTCGATGGCTTGCGGTATTTTGACGCCGTTCACTATGGTGAATTTAAATGTGTCATTGCGCGGGGTGTCTGGCCTGTCCACGTGCTGCGCGTTGCAGCGGGGGCAGTAGAGAATCATGTCGATGGGGGTCATGACTGCACCCCGCCCGATTTGCTGGCGGCTATGGCGGCATTAGCAAAATCTTCCAGTAAATTGGCAAGCCCGACACTGTCGAACTCTAAGCCGCCTCTCTCTGCATAACGGTATGCTAACTGCGTGCTAGCGAAACCGTCACCGGCATCGAATTCAGTTTCGTATTTCATGCGGGCAACTTCGTCATCATTCAGAAATGATCGAGCAAGTTTTTGGACATGCACAGCCCGAACCGGGTGAGCATTAGCTTGGCTGATAAGAACATTGTCAACAGACGCCCCGCCATTTGCGATTAAAGCAACCTCACCAAACTTATACTCAATGTTGGCGGGGCGCGCGGATGGTTGCGACAATGCGGCGCGAACTGCTTTCTCAATGGCGCGGGCAAAATCAAGGAATTGTCCAGCCCCGCATTCACCCCACAGCCTAACGATCTCACTTTGTGGCAGCCCTGTTTCGTTCACGTTATCCATTTTTCTTTCCTTCCTTGTAGGCGTCAAACTTGGCTTGCAGCGCCAAGCATTCATCGCGGGCTTGCTCTTGAAAGTCCCTGCGCAGCACTGTGTTGTGGAGCGTGTCCCACACGACATAACCGACACCGTGTGGGTTCTTACCGTAAGTGTAAATACCGCTCCAGAGTTGATCGGCAAGCAGCGGGTCGATGCTCCCACTGGGCTTCGCTGCTGTCCCACAATCCGTACACTCTGCCATACGTTGAGCTTTGCTGCGCACATCATCTTTATGAGGGCCGCAATTCATTACGCAGACTTTCTCCGCATCGTCTTTAGGTATGCATGCTGCAAATTCATCAAGCAAGTCGTACGCTCCAATTGCAGCCTCATCATTCGGGCCATACGCAAGTCGTTGTTTCATGTCAGCGATGAATTCCTTTGCCGTCGTTGCTGGTGTATCGCTCGGCTGCGCTACCTGCGTGGCGAGCCGTGCGTCGCGCAAACAGCCCGGCTTACTGCCAGAAGGGTAAGCGCATGGCATGTCGCCGTCATTACCTTTGCAGGCTGGGCAGTTAGGTTGCGCCTCTGCACCCACGTAACATTCTTCTGGGGCCTCGGGCCATTCTCTGCGGCACGCTTCAAAGTCGCCTTGGTTCCACAGCCGCAGCCATGTAAGCGGTTCGTCTACGTCGCTGCGCAGTACGAATTGAATAACTGCTATGTATGTGGCGTCATTGTGCTCTTGCGTTTCTTCTAACTTGCACAGATCAGCGTTTAAAACTTCGCACCAAACAACCGTAGGCTCTTCTATCTTTGCAAACTGATGCCAGTGCCCGTTGCGCGGCTCGCACAAGCCCATGTAGATAAGCCGCTCTGGTTGGCCAACCCAATTATACTTGCCGCCAATGTGAGGGGTTATGCCTGTTTTGTTCATGTTACTGCTCCCGGTTTGTGCTGCGTTAATACTTCTTAATGCCTTTACCTTTCGATGTCGGCTCCATGCTCCTGTTACCTTCGTAGTGCTCTACAATTTTCTTCACTGGCGCTGTTTCCCACTGCCGCACGTTTTTCATGGCGTATAGCCGCATTGTGCCAAACTTCGTTTGAGTCGCAAAGCCTTTTTCACCCGGCGCACGGTAGCCAGCTTTCTTAAGCTCACGCGCCATGCCGTTGGCTGTTACCTTACCGGTTGCGGCGGGGTCGTAGCAAAGCAGCAGCTCGCCAGCCGTGAACAAATCCCCCGGCAGCTTAAGCCGCTCTGGGAAGTTGCGCAGATCGCCAACCCAGCTACCAAGGTCGCTCTTGGTAATCTGCATCATTTCGGTTTTGGCGTGGGTGACGAATGGTTCTGCCTGCGGGTCAAAGTCGCTTAGGTCCAGGTCCAGCAGGTAATGGAACAACGCCGCCGCTCCGGCATCACTGTCCCGCCATGCCACGTACTCTATGCGCTGCTGCGTAGGGATTTTACCGGCCCGCACCTCGTGGATAAAGTTGCGTCGGTCTCCGTCGTCCATGTAGAAGGCGTCCGGGCTGTTAGATGTAAAGTAATAGTTCAAACAATCCGGCACGCTGTAGCGTGGGATATACTTCGGGTTAATCTTCAGGGTCTTCTGGGTTATCATTGTCTTTAACCGGTTGGCGAGCTTCCGGTTGCTGGACCCTGTAATATCATCGGCCAGAATAAACTGCATGTTCTCGGCCCAGTCAAAGCGGTCATCTTCAATCTCGGCATCGGTAATCTCGCTGCTGTACTTACCGTATATGCGCATCAGCGTGTGCCCGACCAGTGTCTTGCCGCTGCCCTGCACCGTGCCCCATAGCAGCGCGCAGCTAGCCATTTTCCCTCCTGGGTTTTGCAGGGGGTAGGCGCACCACTGCTCAAACCACTTCCGCGCTTCGGGCTCGGTGTTCTTAAACAGGTGCGCTAGCAAATCCTTCCATGGCTGCACGTTGCCCTTCTTTGGTTCTATGGGCCAACCTTCCCACTGGTTGAGTTTGCGGTCTGCAATTTTTGGCTGCCCCGGCGCAAAGGTAACGGCCTCCAGCTCTGTGCGGTGCTCCCACTTCAGCCACTCTACGGCGGTCTGCTTGCGCAGGGGCTTGTCGCCGGTGTAATCCCAGAACCAATGGTTGGCAAAGCTGTGCTGGAGGAACGGCACGCAGCCCACCCGCATGCTGGCTTTAAAGTCATACACAAAGCCGGGGTTGCGCACGTAGGCCACTTGCTCGTTCATCTGGTGCAAAGCAAAACACAGCCCGAAGTTACTGGCGGCCTTTACCAGCTCCATTAGGGAGTCCGCACCATGGGCGATAATATAATCGTCCAGGCCCATTTTGGCTCCGTCCTCGCCGGGGGGTATGCGTGCAATTTTTACCACAGCGCCCATGCCCGTAAGCACCGTCGCCAGTTGGTTCTCTGCAAGGATAACCAGCGGGTTGGAGATTGCATCGCTGTCGTAGCATATGGTCACTTCACGGTCTTTCCAGACAAACTCCCGCAGCATGGGCAGCAGGCTCTCTCTGTTCTTCTTGCTCTTAAAGCTGTACACCCCGCCCAGCCCAATGGTAGGCAGCCCCAGCCGTGTGGCGCAGGCGGCTTTCAGTTCGCCCTCGGTAATAATGAGTGGGCAGGTTGCGTTCTCTGCCTGATGCCGCCAATCCTGGAACGGTGGCAGGTACACTTCATTCACACCGCCATCTGGCTGCACGTAGCGCAGCGGCTTGCGGCCGTTGAGTACATCAAAGCCCTTGCGGGTGTCTTCCAAGTAACGTACCCGCCAGAACTTGCTAACCTTGCCGTCCAGCGTGAAGTATGGCAGCACAAACCCCGCCACGGCGGCCGGTACGTTCAGCTTTTTAACTTCTACGGCCGTAAGCGGTTTGAACTTCAACTTCACAGCATCTTTTTCTGTGAGGAGGCTGCCCTCTATCTTTGCCAGCATGGCGGCCTTCACCTGCGCCACTGTGGTTAATTTACTCATGAAGCATACTCCTGAGGGTTCGGTGCGACATACAGGTAGAACGTAGTGGCCTGCTGCATGGTAAAGGTGTCCTGCGACATGCACATGCCGCCGTAAGAAAGGTCTCTCATATGGAAGTAACCCGTGGCTTTGTAATATCGGTAGGCGATTAGCCTGTAGTTGTCTGTGTCTTCTAGTGGAACCGCAATCTCATACCCATCTAGAAATTCTTGTAGGGTAGGAGCATCGTAGCTCATAGGCTGCCCATGTTACATAGGCCTTCGTGCAGTAAGTACAGGGCATTGGAGGCGATCACCCGGTGCTGGTTATCTAGCAGCCAAGCAATGTCGCTGTAGTATGGTTGAATGCCGTACATGGGAGTATTAACGGTGCCCAGCACAAGCGTCTCTACCTGCTTCTTCTCTAGCAGGCAAGCGTGGCGCACGACAGTGCCGGATGCAGAAATGGTTATAAGCGGTGCTCCGCCTAACCACTCCTCTAATGTAGGTGTGTTTGTTTCGATCATTTTGGAACTCCGTGTTCAATTGCTCCCTTACCCGAGGCTAGCCGCAAAGGTGTGGGTGTCTGCGGGAGCAAAACAGACCAGAGCAGGTCACGGAGACCCTTAGTGCTCAGCCGGGAGGGTAAGGCCCAGCCACCAATGCAACATAGCGCCGCCATTATGCCCGCAACGTTGCCGTTTGACAATGTGTTAACATTTTGACAAATCATTTACGCACCCTGCGCAAGTGGTAAGGTATTTTCGTACGAAATTTGTCAGTCTTCTTCATGTATTGAAGTTTGATGGGCTTACCGCACTCTGGGCATCCCACAACACCGTCTACGTGGTTCTTAGCCTCCCGCCACGCGTATAGATTATCCCCTGAAGCAGAACAGGTGGTGCTCATAGCCTTACTCCTTGTTGGTTGGTTCTTTAAGGTAAGCGAACGCCGGTGTGCTGCCACTGGAAGTGACGTAGCTCTGTCCGGTTATGTTGGCGGTCAATACCCGGCGCATTGGGCATGCACTGTGGCTGCATCCTTCGTGGTAGGTCGGCCCACGCTTACATTGTTCGCACTTGGTGGGCTTCATGGCATTAACTTCCCTAGTGCGGCAGCGGCTAGAACTATGGCGCGGCGTGTGGCGGCCTCATGGGCGTAGCCAAATTCATTCACCTCGATGTCATGGCTAGGCAGCGTGACTGTAACGCCATAGACCTCTTCCTTTATCGTCATGCGCAACTTTACCGCCAGTTGCAGCGCATGCGCGTCGTTGGTAAGTGGATGCCAAGGCTTGAACACCGGGTTTGGCCTCCAGCACGCCCCGCTTCCTAACCACTCTATTTGTATTCCAGCGGCTTTCGCAGCTAACTCTATAAACTCCCGGTCTGTTTCTTGTATGTCGCTCATAGCACACCTAACTTTTTAAGGGCTTCGTTAATCTCTGCGCCACGGTGCCGCTGGCCCAGCTCATACGCCGCTTGCAGCATGGCCTCCATCACCGCTTTGGCGGCACGGTTATCCTTCGGTTTGGCCCAGCTTACTACAAAGTCTCCTTTGTGGGTAAGCACCAAGTCCCCGATGTCGTGCGTGTCGGCTTCCTCTGTTACGGTCACCTCCATTATTTTAAAGCTGCTCATGCTTGGCTCCTTGAAAAGTAATCGCACAGGCGTTGAATGTGCAGCACCCGCAGCTTCGGTATGCTGAGTTTTGCAATACTCTTACAGCGTGCATGGCGGCCAAACGGCCTGCCCATGTAACGGCCTTCCCGAGCGTTGCGGCTGGCGGTGTGGGCTGGCTCTGCTGTGAGCGGAGGAAGGGGAACGCCCTTGAGGCGGAAACGCCCAGTGGCTTCGATAAAGGGCATCATTGCTCGGCCTCTTCTTTTGGTTTATATACGAACTCCGTGCTGCGTTTGTAAAGCGCCACCAATTTTGTGGGTGTGGCTTTGCGCACCAAGAACGCTGCTACTGTTTTTTCCGGCCATGCTTTTACGGCGTCTATATGTTGCGAGGCCAAGCGCTTGGCAAACTTTTCGCGTGACAAGCTCAAGCCAGTCTTCTCACACTCTTTCTTCCACTCCTGCAGGAAGCCTTTGAACGCCATGCTGCCTGTAACAAGGCCGCCCCGGCGGATGTACACCATCGCGAAGTCACCAACACTCAGCTCCTTCAGCACGTCCTCTGCGTTGTCTATAGCGAGCTCGCAAATATTGGCTGCGCTGTACCAACCGTCTGCAGGTTTGGTGCCGGGCCACTTGTAATAATCACTCTCTACGGCAATGCGCGGAGTTGCCGCAGGTCTACCGGGGTTGCCCGCCAAGACACTCCGCAGCCCGGCCGTGTAATAAACATGACCGTGAACGTCTGACACAACTGCATGCGTCGGGCTAAGTACTTTGATGTACATCTCCTTCGTTTGGTGGGTTAAAGTTTCTCGTACGGCAGCCGAAATGGCCCCGACAAGATCTACCAGCTTCCCGGACACTACGCCTTCCGGGTGTGAAAGAATACAGAATTTAGTCATTTTAGATCCTTTTGAAAAAGTGATGCGATTTGCGATTTAATCAAGACCTTAGCAGGGCTACGCGTTCAGAGAAAATCCAATCCGTAAAAATACAGTCCACCTTTTTTTAAACCACAACAGTTATTAGATGTTCAAAGCATATTATGCCCTAAAAACCAACAACTACAAAGCCTTTTGTAATGTTAAATTCATTTTAATTAGATTTTGAGATATAAAAAGAAGGCAAAGCCTATGCAGGCTACGCTTTGGAAGTTATTATCCAGATAGTTTCTCCTATCGTTTGCACCGTTTATGGCCGCCATTAGATTCGCAAATCGTAGCCTGTCTAGGGCCGGTGAGATATCTTATCTGCCAAAGATAGCGGAGCTACAAATACCGCTTGGCAACTCCACCCGCCCCGTGCATAATGACGCCCATACAGAGGCCTGATGTTTGCAGGCTCTCAATCACGGTAATCAGCACACGGAGAAAGAAGATCATGGCACGAGGTAAGGGAGCACCTCCTCCTCCGGTAGCAACCCAGTTCAAGAAGGGGCAGTCAGGCAACCCAGCCGGACGCCCGAAGGGAATCCCCAACCACGCCAACAAGCTCACCAACGAGCAGCGTCAGCAGATCGCTGCCATGACAGGTGGGCTTACTCCCATTGAGTTATTTATCTCAGTGTGCCGTGATGAGACTGTCCCAATCGAAACCCGTGTAGACGCCGCCAACAAGGCCGCTCCCTACATGCACCGTAAGATGCCAATCGCCATAGAAGGTGGAGACATGAGCAAACCCATTAACTTCATGGACGTTGCTCAGCTCAAGGGTCTTACCAACAAGGAAATTCAAGTGTTCTTGGCGCTGCTTGCCAAGGCAGGCTCCAACATCATCGGCGACGAATAGTACATGGGCGATTCTTCCTTCCTGATTCACATAGAGCGTCAGCTCAAGGAAGAGCAGCTCCGTCGGCTAGCCATCGATGCAAAAAGCAACCTCAAGCTGTTTTTCAAAGAATTTGCATGGCCTGTCCTAGAGCCTGCCACTCCGTTCGTTGATAACTGGCACATAGATGCAGTGTGTGAGCACTTGGAAGCCGTGTCACGCGGCGATATTAAGCGGCTCATCATCAACATGCCGTTCCGCATGCTTAAGTCTACGCTGGTAACACAGACCTTCCCTGTATGGGAGTGGCTTACGCGCCCGCACCTGCAATACTTAACAGCCTCCTACGCTAAGGACGTCGCCACTCGGGACGCTGTCAATAGCCGCCGCATTATTGAGTCGCCTAACTTTGAGCTGTGCTACAGTGACTGCTTTGAGATGACCGGCGACCAAAACGTTAAGACGCGCTACGAGAACAACAAGCGCGGGCAGCGAGTGGTCACCTCTACAGAGGGCGCTGGTACGGGGTTTGGCGGCAACCGCATTATCGTCGATGATCCAATCAACAGCCTAGAGGCCAACAGCGAACCACAGCGTCTCTCCTCCATTGAGTGGTACAAAGGCACGGCAGCCACGCGTATGAATAACCCGCAGGAGGATGCTGTTATCATCGTGCATCAGCGCCTGCATGAGAACGACTTGACAGGCCACATACTGCGTGAAGAGCGCGATGCTGGCTGGTGTCACCTCATCCTGCCTATGCGCTACGTGAAGAAGCACGCGGTCACTACGACCATCGGCTTCAAGGACCCTCGCACTAAGGAAGGTGAGCTGCTGTTCCCTACGCGGCTGAACGAAGACACCGTCAAGACCTTAGAGACCACGCTGGGCACCTACCACACTGCTGCGCAACTCCAGCAACGCCCTAACCCACGCGGCGGCGTAGTGCTGAACAGTGACTGGCTGCCACGCTACACCGTGCTGCCAACACTTCGCAAGCTCCGCATCTACGGCGACACCGCGCAGAAGACCAAGGAAGCGAACGATTACAGTGTCTTCGAACTCTGGGGCCTCGGTGACAACGGCAAGATTTACCTCGTTGACCTCATACGCGGCAAGTGGGAAGCTGACCAGCTGCTTAAGAAGGCCATCGACTTCTGGAACAAGCACAAGGAACGTGACGCCTTCTCCTGCGCACTGAGCGCTATGAAGATCGAGGATAAGTCCTCAGGCACCGGCCTCGTGCAACAGATTAAGAACAAAGGCAGCATCCCGGTACGTGGCATCCCACGCAACAGGGACAAGCTCACTCGCATCTACGACGGTCAGCCAGCTATGGAGTCGGGCCTCGTATGCATCCCAGCCGAAGCGCCTTGGCTCTCCGATTACTGCGCCGAGCTGGACGCCATTACCAAAGACGACACGCACGCGCATGACGATCAGCTCGACCCCACCCTTGACGCCATTGATGACTTGCTCGGCACCAAGGCTTCCATTTACGACAATCTTTAGGAGCGCCCTACCATGGGTTTCTACGATACAGGATTTGAGAGCGGCACGCTGGATGTCTCAGCAGTAGCCGTTCTGCCAATAGGCCTCAGAGGCCGAGACCTTCCGCTGGCTGCCACACTGAAAAGTGCAGCAGGCGGCCGCAAGATCGAAGTGTCCACCGATGGCGGAACTGAGTACTTCCAGCCAACGGTTGATGTTACATCCGCAACGCAACTTACGCTCGTTCTCAATGCCCCTGTGACTCACATCAAGTTCACGGGCGCGCAGAACGACACATGGAGAGTGATATGAGTTTCCCAGGATCAGCAGGCGGGGGTGGAGGCGGCGACGCTTCTGCAGCGAATCAGGTCACTGGCAATGCCAGCCTGAGCTCGATAAACGGCAAGCTCTCAGCGGGCATCAACTCTGCCGAGAACTCTACTGCGGCCAACTTGGCGGCCAATGCTGTGTTCACCGGCAGTGCGTGGATTGACACACTGAACTACTCGCAGATTGCGGTGGGCATCTTTGCCTCTCACGCCTCTGCAACTGACGGCTTGATAATTCAGCAATGCCCGGACGCTGGCATCACCACGGCGGCCATTAGCACGGATGCTTACACCATCCCGGCTGCTACCCCGAAGATTTTCAACATCATCCCTAACCTGCGCTTTGTGCGCGTAGGCTACACGAACGGCGCTACGCTCACCACGGCGCTCAGCATCCAGACCAACCTGCGTGCGTATGCTCAGCCGGGCAGCGTGCAGCGCCCTCAGGATGGCCGCACGAACGATAACGACTTCCTGGAAAACCTTTGCTACCTGATGGGCTACAACGGCACCACCTGGGACCGTCTTCGCGCTACTACCGTCAACGGTCTGGCAGTCGACGTCACTCGTATTCTGCCCGGCGCAACCGCTACGTCACTCGGTAAGGCAGAGGATGCAGTGTCAGCATCTGGCGATACAGGCGTGTTCACCTTGGGTGTGCGCCGCGATGCACTGACCGTGTCGTCCTCAAACACTGGCGACTACAACGAGTTCGCCACTAACCAGTTCGGCGCGCTGCTGGAACAAACCTACGAGAAGTCCGCCGCTACCTACTCGTCTTCTGTCAACGTTGCTGCCGCAGCGGCTGCCACAGACGTCGCAGTGCTCACGGGCTCGGCCTCTAAGACGGTCTATGTGACCAAGGTCATTATCTCCGGCATCCAAACCACAGCAGGCTTGAATGAAGTATTGCTGGTCAAGCGCAGCACGGCGGACACAGGCGGCACTTCCACAGCAGGCACAGCCGTACCGCACGACAGCGCCGATGCAGCCGCCACAGCAACCTTGGCGGCCTATACGGCCAACCCAACAGCACTGGGCACCTCAGTCGGTACGCTGCGTCGTAACTACCAGCCGATTGGCGGGGCTACCAGCGTGGTCAACCCTGTTGTAACGTACGAGCTGGGCGACAAAGGTAAGCCGATTGTTCTGCGCGGCATTGCTCAACAACTGGCGGTCAATCTCAACGGCGCTACGCTCACAGGCGGCACCTTCGACGTGACCTACGAATGGTTCGAGGCGTAACATGAAGCGCAACGTCAAGTCTCCTTCCGCAGCACTGAGCCGCACCAACAAGCCGGTTCAGCCGAACCTGTTTCTGGTGGATTCTCAACCCTCTAACTACCGAGGCGCTGACGGCTTGGAGAACGTCGTTGCAGGGCTTGGCACCAGCCGTGACAAGATGTCCTACACGAACTACAACACGCCACGGGCGCTGACCCGTTACGAGTTGGAGAACATGTACCGCACGAGCTGGCTTGCCAAGCGCATCATCAACGCACCGGCAGAGGACATGACGCGTGAGTGGCGCACTGTCACGTTTGAAAGTGAAGTAGAGGACGATCAGGACGCCATTGAGCGCGCTGAAGTTCGCTTCGGGCTCAAACAGAAAATCACTGAATGCTTGATGTGGAGCCGCCTGTATGGCGGTGCTCTGTTGATTATCGGCACCAAGGACGCTGACATGTCCAAGCCGCTGATAGTAGAGCAGGTCAAGAAAGATGATTTGCAGTGGCTGCAGATTATCGACCGCTGGCGCGTGAGCGCTTCCGGGCAGCGCACCACGGACCTCGCCTCTCCGAACTTCGGCCTGCCAGAGTACTACACACTGGCAGAGTCCGCAGTGTTCGTGCATTGGACCCGCGTCATTCGGTTCAACGGACAGAAGCTGCCGTACTTTGCGTGGCTGCAGAACGCCATGTGGGACGACAGTGAATTGCAGCACGTCTATGACAGCCTGCAATCATGTGACGTCACTTCACGCGGCATTGCCACTATGGTGTTCGAGGCGAACTTGGACGTGGTTACGGTGCCAGAGCTCAATGAGCTGGCTAGCTCCAAGGACGGTGAGGCAAAAATCGTCAAGCGCTTCCAACTGGCAGCCATGATGAAGTCCTTCAATCGCACTCTGCTGCTCGGTGAAGGTGAAACGTACGAGAAGAAGTCCAACAACTTCTCGAATCTGGACAAAATCCTGCTGGCGTTCCAAGTGGATTGCTGCGGCGCTGCCGACATGCCAATGACTCGGTTGTTTGGGCAGTCAGCGGCAGGCATGAACTCCTCAGGTGACGGCGAGCTGCGCAACTACTACGATCGTATTTCAGCTGAGCAAGAGGCTGATCTGCGGCCAAAGCTGGAGTACCTAGACCAGATTTTGGTGCGTAGCGAGCTGGGCATGTACCCGGATGATTACTGTTTCGAGTTCAACAGTCTGTGGCAGCAGTCGGATGCCGAGATTGCGACAACTCAGAAGACCAAGGCAGACCGCGACGCCGTGTACTTAGCCGCAGGTGTACTGAGCGAAGGCGCGATAGCCAAGGAGCTGTTGGAAGACGGCACCTACAAGACGCTCACGCAAGAAGATGTAGACATGGCCGTAGAACTGTCGCTGCCAATGGACGAGAACGGTAACGTCATTGGCAAGCCTACACTCAAGCCAACCCCTGAAGAGCAAGCCGCCGAAGCCGCCAAGCTGGCAGCGCAGCAGACCGGTAAAGAGCCGACAGAAACCGACCCTGCGAAGGCAGCCGAGTAATGACCGCCATCAATCTCCGTCACGCTGTTGCTCAGCGGCCTAACCGGCTGCGGAAGCGTACGCGTGTGCTGCGAGGACCGAAGCCAAGCCGTGCGAACGAGCTGTGGTACAAGTCCAAGCTGCTGGAGATTGTGCGCGCCATGAAGGCCGCAACAGAGCAGGAGCTGATGCCGCTAATCAAGCAGCTCAGCCCTCTGTGGTCGAAAGATAGTGTTTCGGTTGGCGACGGCTACAGCGGCGACCTGAACGACCGCATCAACAGGTTGGCAGCGCAGTTCGGTGGTATGCGCCAACGCGCAAAGGCGCTGGCAGAGATGGCAGCCCGCCGCAGCCTGGACGCAACCGATGCTCAGCTCATTACTTCCATTAAGAAGAGTGTCAGCGTGGACGTAACAGGGCTGCTCGGCAACGCGGCCGTGTCGGACATTATGGAACGCAGCATCATCGCCAACACAGAACTGATTACCAGCATGCCAGACCAATACCTGCAACGTGTGCGCACGGCGGTGTTCAATGGCGTGCAAACAGGGCAGCGTGCTGAAGAAATAGCCCAGAGCTTGGTAGAAGCAGGCGACGTAACCGAGAGCCGTGCCAACTTGATAGCTCGCGACCAAACCAGCAAGATGAATGCCGCCTTCAACGAAGCCCGCCAAACATCGCTGGGCATCGATTCATACATGTGGGCAGGCGCGATGGACGAGCGTGAGCGCGAAACGCACATAGCCAACGAGGGCATGGTGTTCCGCTGGGACAGCCCTCCTGCAACTACCGGACATCCGGGCGACGACATTAACTGCCGCTGCACCGCTCTGCCCGTGTTTAACTTAGACGAGGACAACTGATGAACACGTACTTCGCAGTAGATAAATTCTCGCTCTCTAACGTCACTGTGACGGATGAGGGCTACGTTATTGCGCGCAACAGCAACATCGCTCGTACCGGCGTGCAAAGTTACTACGCTTACGAACTCGGCCTGGACAAAGACAGCGGCATAGACCCGATGAAGGTCATTCGCCTCAATCGTTCGCCTGAGGAAGTGTTTGCCCCTGATTCGCTGAAGACTCTTGACCGCACCCCACTAACTGTGGACCACCCGCCAAAAGGCGTAGCCGCTGATACTTGGAGCAAGCTAGTTAAGGGGGATGTGCACGGCCCGCGCGAAAATGGCGAATTTGTAACTGCTGCTGAAATTTACATACGGTCGAAAGACGCCGTCGAGGCTTACCGCTCTGGCAAGAAAGAGCTGAGCATTGGTTACGCCTTTCAACTGGATATGACCCCTGGAACAAATCACAAAGGTGAAGCGTTCGATGGGTCAATGAAGAACATCCGTGGAAACCATGTAGCAATGGTGGATTCTGCGCGGTGTGGTTCGGCTTGCCGGATCGCTGATTCAAACTCAACCCCCACTGGAGATTCAATAATGACAATGCAAAAAGTCACTGTTGATGGCATCCCGCTCGAAGTCAGCGATACCGCTGCTGCTGCCATCAACAAACTCGTAATTGAACGCGACAAAGCTGTCGGCGATCTGAAAGTTGCAGGCGATTCCCTCGCTGGTTCGCTTACCAAAGCGGCCCACGATGCTCTCGTTGCTGCCAAGGACACCGAAATTGCGGCCCTCAAGAAAGACGTCATGACGCCAGAAGCACGCGATGCAATGGTATCCGACTGGGCCAAGATGACAGCTGACGCCAAAGCTCTGGCCCCAGATGTTACCACTACCGGCAAAACCTGCGCAGCAGTGCGTAAGGAAGTTGTTGCCGCAGTGGTCGCCAAGGATGCCAAAGTCAAGCCGACCGTTGACGCGATGTTGATGGGCAAAACTCTGGACGCAGCAGACGCAGAAACAGTGCGCATGGTGTTCAACGTTTTGGCTACCACGCACGTACCGGCCGCCAACCGCAACACGGGTGATGCAGCCCGCGTAGCCGAGGCACTGACCGGCAAAGCCAAACAGGAGCACGCTGCGCAAGATGGCGCTGCTAAACTGGTTGGCCGTGCTGCGTTTTTGGCGCGTTCGCAAGCTGGCTTCGCGAAGCAATAAACCACACCATAACCCAGGAGCAATACTGAAATGACCAAACCAACACTCACCACCTACGGCGGCGATTTGGCCGACAAGGGCTTCCCAGGACAGGTAGCGGATTTGAACCCAGCTACCATCGAAAGCAAAACGAACAGCGCTACGGGCGTCATTGCCTTCGGTCAGTTCGTTGTACGCTCTTCGGCTGATGACACCTGCAAAGCCGTGGCAATCGACGCAGACAAGGTTATTGGCGTAGCCGTACGTCATGCAATCCGCCCTGTCTACGACGCCAGCGGCAACGTCGGCTATCAGCAGTACGATAGCGTGCCAATCATGCGCGAAGGCTACGTCTTCGCTCTGGCTGCTGAAAACGCAGTCCGTGGCGACACGGCAATCAGCATCACGGCTGGCTTCGGCACCATTGGCTCCACCACTGGCGGCGCGGCAGGCACCGGGCGTATTTTGATGGACGGCTCTGCTGGCAACATCGAAGCAGTTTGGGAAACAACCACCACCGCAGGCCAAATCGGTCTTCTGCGCGTACAAGGCTAAGGAGCAATAAAACATGTATAAGGAAATTATCATTATCGATGGCGGCGTGGAACGTGCCGTGCAGGTTGAAGCTGACCGTCACGATGCATTCGATTCCATTATCGGCCATCTCGCTCCCGGCTTGCGCGCCGGTCAAGGCATCCAATCTGTTGGTGACGCTGGCGAAGCAATGGCGTTCTTGGTCTCGCAGCTGGCCTACACGGAAAGCCAATTGTTCGAACGCATGTATCAGCCAATGCAGTACGAACAGTTCATCCCAATCGACTACTCCGCAGGCGAGTGGGCTGATACGATTCGTTACGAAATTTACGACTGGGCTGGCCGTGGCAAGCGTATTTCCGGCAAGGGTAAAGACCTGCCGCTGGTTGATGTCGCATTCGCAGACAAGCAATTCGCTGTTTGCCAAGGCGGTATCGGTTACGAATACACGACTGAAGAACTGCGCCGTTCGGCTTTCTTGCGTCGTGCGTTGCCAGAGCGTCGTCTTGCAGCCGCCATGGAAGGCTACCGCCGCCACATGAACATCGTGGGTCTGTACGGTGAAGCCACTTCCAACCTGACCGGTCTGTTCAACAACGCGCTGGTGCCAACCGGCAATGCTCCAACGGGCACATGGGCAACGGCAACGCCAGACCAAATTTTGAACGACGTGAACACGTTGATTCAAAACGTCTGGACGAACACCGCTTACAACGACATGATTACGGATATCATCCTGCCTCCTCTGTCGATGGCCAAAGTGTCCAGCACGGCGCGCAGCACCACCAGCGACAAAACTATTCTCGCGTATGTCAAAGAGAATAACGTTGCCAAGCAAGAGCGTGGCGTTGACATCAACTTCACCACCGGCTTCGGCTTGAACACCGCTGGCGCTGGTAGCACCCGCCGTATGATGGGCTACGTCAAACGTCCTGAACGTTTGGTGATGCACATTCCTCTGCCGCTGCGCTTCCTGGCCCCACAGCCAGTCGGCTTGTCGGTGCAGGTGCCGGGTGAATACAAGTACTCGGGCGTGGAAATTCGCTACCCGAGCTCGGCGTACTACATGGACGGCCTGTAAGCCCTCCATAACCTACTGACGCAACAGAAGAAAAACCTGCCTCTAACCGGGCAGGTTTCTTGAACCTAACGAGGAGCATCAAAATGGCTAAGTCACCGCAAGCGCCGGACACATTGGAAGCAGCAGCCGCCAAAGCTGAGCAAGCAAAAGCAACAGGCAAGAAGAAGCCCGTGGTAAAGCATCTCTTGGAGAACACCACAGAGAGCAAGAAGGACATCAATTTTCTGGATGAAAACGGCCAAGTCAAAACCGTATCCGTGCCAGCCGCCAAGTTTGTCGGCCAGGAAGTCGTGAACGGCTGGGCAGTGGTGGACATCTCCGAAATTGAATCGATGAAGAACAACGCAGTAATTGCAGCGCACTTTGAAAGCCGTGCGCTGATTGACGCCGGTGAAACTGACGCAGAAGTAAGCGACAGCACCACGGACGACGAAACGCAGGACGAATAAGCGGAGCAACGGACATGACCCCAGCAGAATTCAAAGCTATCTTCACACCGACGTTTGACGCAGTCAGTGACTCTGTCGTTCAAACCCAATTGACACTGGCTGTCGAATGGTTTGACGTGTGCGTGTGGGGCGGCTGGTATGCTGAGGGTCTGTCCAACTACGTAGCGCATAAGCTGACCATGAACGCCGTTGCGGCCGCCGCTCCGGGCGGGGTGGCAGGCGGCTTGGACAACACGAGCCTGCGCAAAAAAGTGGGCGATTTGGACATTATGAAGTCGGAGCAGGCTATGCTCAAAAACATGAGCAACCCGTTCTACCGCACGATCTACGGCCAAGAATATTTGCGCCTGACCCGCATTGTTGGCTCAGGCATGAGGGCAGTATGAGCAAGGTGAAAATCACTGCCAAGGTTGTTAAGAAGATCGACCCTAAGAAGTTGGACGAAATTATCAACCGCGTAAAAGGTCTGGACAGAGTCGCCGTAGGCGTGCCGTCCAGCGAGAACGCTCGCAGTGACGAAGTAACCAACGCCATGTTGGCCGCCATTATGGAGTATGGCGCGCCGTCAGCTGGCATCCCAGAGCGGCCTTTCCTGCGCAATACTGTGCGCGCCAATCTGGACAACTACAAGCGTTTGAACAGAATCAATATCATCAAAGTGCTGCGCGGCGAAATGTCCATGGAGCAAGCTCTGGATTTGCTGGGCGTTATGGCAGTGGGGCATGTACAGAAGTTCGTGTACAGCAACACGTATGTGCTGAAGGAGTCCACGATTAAGGCCAAAGGCAGCAGCCGGGCCTTGATTGACACTGCTCAGTTAGTGCAGTCCATCAATTACGAGAAGTACACTGGAGCCCTCTCATGAGCCTTGTGAACGTTTCTGAGCTGCTAACAGACCCTGATTTTGTGCAGGCGCTCACAGGCACGCGGGAAACTATCCAAATTGCGACCACAGGAGACGCAGCAGGGGAGGCTATAGTTACAGCTACCCCGCTGTCTTTTAGCGGCGTTGCGATGCCTTTGCGCAGCGCAAAGGACCTCGAATTGCTCCCTGAAGGCCTCAGAAACCTCGATGCTGTCATTATTTACACCAATTACCAGCTTTTTGACACCAACGGAGACGACGGCACCGCTACGCCGGGGCCAGCCATAGTGGACACCATCCAATATCATGGCAAGGCTTACAAAGTCTACGTGTGTGAAGCCTGGAGTGAATACGGCTACTACAAGGCCATCGCCGTGGGGCAGCCATGACAATCGACCGCCTGCTGCTCAACAGGGACTTCCGTAAAGTGGTGGCGTTATGCACGGGCCTGTCGGCAGAGGATGTGCGTCCCGCCAACCAGACCGTGGGCGCTGCCGGAGAAACGTTCGCCACGGTGCTGCTGATGCAGAACAGCGGCACGCCAAGTTCCCAGACGTACGCCGACATACCGAGCGACCCTGCAAGCCGGGTAACTGAAACACAGAATACACAGGCGAAATTCACCGCGTCTGTACAAGTATTTCGCAAGGACGCTTATGCCCTTGCGAATAAATTACGCGACAGAATTACTCTGACGTCCGCATTACAGTTGATGCGGAGCCTTGGAATTGGTTATGTGTCTAGCGGAGCAGTGCGAGACATGTCCATGGTCGTTAATCAAAACTGGGAAGAGCGGGCTGCTGTGGACATTGACTTCTATGTGGTTAGCACAGAGACCGACGTGATAACCACATTCGGCCAATTCCCAATTACCGTCACAACTGGAACTTCTTCAACAACTACTGAGGTCAATGAACCATGAACTTACCAGTCTCTCGGGTCGTTAATGTAACCATCCTGACCAGCCCAATATTCCCAGCGCGTAGAGGGTTCGGTCTCCTATTAATTCTTGGTAGCTCCGCCACGCTGCCCCTGCATGAACGTTCACGCGAATATGCAGGTATCGACGAAGTGGCTGCTGACTTTAGCACCACTTCCGAAGAATACATTGCGGCTAATGTGTTCTTCCAGCAAAGCCCTAACCCGCATGTTCTGCGCATTGGCCGCCGCTTTATCGTGGCAACCAATGGCGAAATGTACGGCGGGGCTTCCCCAACCAAAACGCTTGCCACATGGACAGCCATCACTACCGGCTCGTTCAAAATTGGTATGGATGCCGTAGCCCCGGTCAACGTTACCGCAATCAGCTTTGCAGCGGCTGGGAACCTGAACGCCGTGGCTTCCATCATCCAAACGGCGGTGCGGGCTGCCAACGCGGGCTTTGCAGCGGCCACCGTGATATACGACGGTACACGCTTCATTATCCGTTCCGGCACCACGGGCGTAGCATCTACCGTTACGTTTGCATCGCCAACAGGCAGCGGTGTGGACATCAGCGCCATGCTGGCCGCCACAGCAGCAACCGGCGCTCGTGTTACGACCGGTAGCGCAATTGAAGACATGCCAACCGCCTTGCAGAAGCAGCAAGATTACAACACGGAATGGTACGGCGTCGTAGCTACGAAGGAAACTTCGGACTCCGACATTCAGGCGCTGGCTACATGGGTTAATTCCCGCATCAAAATCGGCGGCTACACCACCAGCAATCCGGCGGCGTACGACTCCACCAGCACCACGGACCTCGGCTACTTGCTGTTCAATGCTGGTATCCGCCGTGTTATCGGTATGTTCGATGACAACGATCCTTACGCAATTGTCTCGGCCATTGCGCGGGCGTTCGCTGTCGACTTCAACGCTAACAACAGCACCATTACGCTGAAGTTCAAAACCCTGCCCGGTGAGACGCCTACCACGCTCACAACTACTCAAGCCAATGCGCTGGATGCCAAAAACATCAATTACTACGAGCGCTTCGGTGACAGTGCGATGTTTGCGGAAAGCACGATGGCTGACGGAACCTTCTTCGATGAAGTACATGGCCTGGACTGGTTGCAGAACGCCGTTGAAACAAACGTGTTCGGCTTCCTCTACACCCGTACGACGAAGGTGCCGCAGACTGACCGTGGCATGGTGCTCATCCGCCAACAGATTGAAGCTGCCTGCAAAGAAGGCGTCAACAACGGCTTGCTTGCACCGGGTAAATGGACAGGTGATGAATTTGGCACCCTGCACACCGGCGACTACCTGAAAACAGGCTACTACGTTTATAACGGCTCGGTTGATGATCAAAATCAATCCGACCGTGAAGCGCGGCTGGCCCCACCGTTTCAGGTCGCTGCCAAAGGTGCAGGCGCTATTCATGGCGTGAACATCACCATTTCCTTCAACCGCTAACCCAGCATAAAGGAGTATTACAATGCGCCGTTATTCTTTCCAAGACACCATCCTTGCAATTAATGGTGTCGAAATTACCGGCTGGGCTGACGGAGACGATGTCATTGACATTGAACGCCGCACAGACAGCATCAGCGACAAGGTTGGCGCTAGCGGTGAAATGATGATCAGTGTCAGCGCCGACAAGTCCGGCATGGTCACCATCAAGCTGCAACAGACCAGCCCTTCCAACCTGTACCTTACCGCTTTGTGCGATCTGCAGGAGGCCTCAGGCTCCCTGTTTATCCCATGCGCGGTAACGTTCATGGACACGTACCGCAACGACATCGCCACCGGTCTCAGTGGCTATATCAAGAAACCGCCAAAGATGACTCGCGGCACTCAGGGCAATAATCAGGAATGGGTGTTTGTCGTTGAGCGCCTTGACCTTGTATTTGGCGACACGAACTAATTTTGCAACGGTGGCAGGGCACTTCGCCCTCCACCACTTTCTTCAGGAGGCTTTGAAATGAATGAAAACCAAACCACGATCGGTGGACGTGTTATCTCAGTGGGCTGGCTGCCGCCAACTGAAGCCGTCAAAGTTGAAGTGGCACTTATCGGAATTTGCGGAGAGGCTCTATTTAAAGCACTCGGCAAGAAAGGGGCAGACGCCGAGGAAACTGGCGCGGCTGTTATTGCTGCTATGAGCAGCAAGATTGATCCTGATGTGCTAGTAGGCGCATTACAACGAATTCATTCTGTCGTCACCATTGACGGCAAGCGACCGCCTTTTGACGAAGCCTATACCGGGGGTCGCCATAAAGAAATGTGGCAGGTAACGTTCTTTGCGTTACGTTACAACTTCCGCGATTTTTTTCCAGAAAGCCTTTTCACGTCAGTAAAAGCAAAAATGGGCCAAGCATTGAACCCGTTGAGCTCGCCAACATCACTTGGTACATCTGGCGACCAGTGATGCGTGACCCGCCTCTGTGTTCGTTGCGGGAGCTGCAGGATGGGACGTATAACATTAACGACCTAGCCGACATGCACGAAGCAATGGACGCAGAAGTAGAGCACGCAGCACGAGTTGAAAAGGCTAGACCAAAGAAATGAGGACGGTAAAGTGAGCAACATAATTGACAGTTTTCTGGTAGCGCTAGGCTTTGAGGTAGAAGACTCAGGGGCAAAGGAATACCAAGCAGAGCTGGAAAAAGTAACGTTATCACTCACTGCCGTCGTGGCGGCTGCGGCTGCGGCTGCGGCTGCCATCGGTCTGTTTGTAGCTGAAGTAGCCGGGGGCATGGATGACCTTGGCGACTTTGCAGACCAAGAAAATTATTCCGCTGCGGCGCTGGTAGAGCTGGGCCATGCAGCTCAGCTCAGCGGCTCAAGCTTGGAAGCCGTTAAAAGTTCTCTAAGCGGCGTCAACAGAGTAATTGGCGAAGCAGCTCTCGGCATTGGCCGGGGCGCTATGACGTTCCAAAAACTGCACATGCAGGCCAAGAATGCCGACGGTTCTGTCAAAAACTTCGACCAGATAATTGATGAAGTGTCCAAGAAAATGCAAGGGCTGTCTCGTCAAGAGAGCATAGCACTGGCAGAGAAGCTTGGATTTGACCGCTCCCTTGTGCCGCTGTTGCTGAAGGGTGCTGACGCCATTGCTCAGTTACGCGAAGAGGCCAGAGCATTCGGCGCTGCTACCGATGAAGATTTTGAAGTAGCTGGCAAGTTTGCCGACTCCATGGACCGCACGAAGTTCGTTCTGAAGTCTCTGTCAGAAACAATTGCCGTGCAGCTTATGCCGTCTGTCGGTAGATTTATCGATGGGCTGCGCAACTGGCTGGTGCAGAACAAAGAAATAATCAAGACAAATCTGGGCACGTTCCTGCGCGTTGTCAGCGTGCTCATAGGCACCATGTTTGAATATGTCATGCGCTTGGTAAGCGGCATTACATCACTGGTCAGCTGGCTCTCCAAGTTCACGGTGGTGACTGTCGGGGCCACTGTGGCAATGGCGGCCCTGCTCAGTCTGCAGGTGTACCGCTGGTCTCAGGACGCTGTGCGCGGGTTAATTTCAATGGCGCGCTGGCTGTTCACCATTGACTTTCTGGCGCTGCTTATCCCGGCTGCTATCGGCGCTATTATTCTGGCGGTAGCGCTGCTGATAGATGAGTTCATTAACTTCAAAGAAGGCAACGACAGTTTCCTGGGCGATCTCGTTAAGGACTATCCTCAGCTGCTAGGAGTAATCAACAGCATAGCCGACGGCGTTGCGGCTGTCATAGATTGGTTTAGCGGCCTGTGGAAACAGGTGGGGCCAAGCCTCATGCAGCTAGGCAACTCTCTTCTGAATTTGTTCGTGGCGCTGTGGCCTGTCATTAAACTGGTCGGCACTGTTATCGGGGCTGTGTTCTCCTTCGCACTGCCTATTGTCATAGCGTTCGCCAACGGACTTGTGCAGGCCATTACGTTCGCAGTGCAGGTAATCGTTCTGGTTATTTCGGGGCTTATTACGGCGTTCTCGGTTGTGGTAGACGCCATTGCGGCCTCAATTAACTTCCTCGTGAGCTTGTTCACAGGCGCGGCGGATGGCATTAAGGCGGCCTTTATGGCGGTGTTCGACTGGCTGGTAAGCAAGTTCGACTCAGTCGTAGATAAGGTGAAGTCGGCGCTAGGCTGGCTGGGCAACTTCATTGGGGCGGCTGATGATGCCACTAATGGCGCGATGAGCAATTCGGCCCAGAGCCCTTCGTACGGAGAAACTGTTGCCAGCATGGACACGCCATTCCAAGCGACTGGCGGCCTTGGCGTAGCAGCCCAGCCAAACACGGGCTCGGTCACTAACCAAACCACCAACCAAACCACCGTAGGAGACATCACCGTGGTGAGCCCAGACCCGGCTATGGCGGGCCAGAATGTTAAGGATGCGCTAACAGAGCAGTCGCGTCAATCTATTCGTAACGGACAATCGGCGGTGGCGATATGAGCGAATCAATTGTGTATCAAGACCCGAACGCGCCTACCCCTACGGCCGTTATTCTTCGCGGCTTTGGCGGCTTTACGTTTGATGCCATTTTTGAGGAAGAACATAACCTTGAATTGGAAGTGACGGACTACCCTGTGGAGACCGGCGTGTCCTTGACGGACCATTCTTACATGAAGCCGAACAAGGTCACCATGACGGTGGGCGTAACGAACCATCAGCTGGTTCCGTATGACGACGGCTTCGGGCTGTACGATGGCCGCATTAACAACGCCTACCGTCGGCTGCAATTGCTCATGCGCTCCAGAGAACCCTTTGACGTGCAGACCGGGCTGCAACTTTACAACAACATGATCTGCACCAA